ATACGAGTTAGCAAGATACAGATAATTACTTTCAGCAATAGTCACATCGTCAGCAAAGGTGGCATCGTCATTGCTTAGAGTTATTACAGTATCACCGGAAGATGATTTGATGTCGTTTCCGCTTACCTTCAAATCTCCATCAATAGTAAATGTACTTGCATCAGCACTAACAAGCAAGAAACGATTCTTTGAACCTTGACCAGTATACATCATTGTTTGACCAAACGCATCCTGTTCGATGTGCGTACTGCTATCTGTACCTGCACCATTCTTTATCTCGATACCAGATACCGTTGATGAGTTTCCTGCGCTACCTACATTCTCAACCAGTAGACCAGTAATCAAACTGGTTGAGTCATCTGAGATGTGTAGGTTCGTACCGGGAGCAGTAGTGCCTATTCCGACCTTACCATCATATTTGATGAACATTCTCTCAGATACAGGGTCGCCACTAACATTGGTTCCTTTAGTGGCGAAAATCATATTTGTCCTGTAATCAGCGACATCCATCTCCTTAGCGATTATCTGCGCTCCTGCAACAGACTCCAATCTAGAAGAGATACCTAACCGAGTAATTCCTTGTACACCACCGGGATTACCTGCGCCGTTTTGTACCCTCAACGCTTCCACATCATTCGTTGCGGTTTCAACGGTCAAAGGAGCAACAGGGCTTGTAGTGCCTATTCCAACTCTTCCTTCAAAGATAGCGGCATCTCCATGTTCGTCTGTCCTATCTGATTTTACATGAAGAACAGGGCTGTCGTTGAATGCGTGGTCATCATGGAAATACACCAACGGTGTACTGGTAGAATCATCGTTCCTGTAAACCTTCAACCCATGTGCTGAACCATCGCTTTGTGTAATCTCTGCCTTACCATCTGATAGTGTTAAGTCACTAGCAATCGTTACATCATCAGGTAATCCTATTGTGACTGTGCCACTACTTTCTGCTACAGTTGTTTCATTACTCGTACCTGCAAAGGTAATTGTTCCACCAAGAGCAGTAGCAGTTGAGTTAGAACCATCAGTTACGGTAATGCTAGAGTTTGCTAGTTTCGCATTTGCAATAGAACCTGCTAGTTGTGCATTGGTAATCGTACCCGTCAATGAGGAAGTTGGATAGTTAGTTGCATCTGTCAAGTCAAAGGCAGGAGTTGCATCTGATTGCCCCAAGTCTAGACTTACACCACCAAAACTTACTGAATCGTTTGCAAGCATTGCATTACTGATATCTCCACTTGCAATCGAGAAAGCAATGGTATCTGATGCCGCAGTATTCGCTATTGTTATTCCAGAACCCGCAGTTAGTGTTAGAGTATCAGCAGAAGCATCTGCAACAATGTCATCTTGACCACTAACTGAGATTGTCTTGAATGCCTTGATTCCACCTGCTCCACCATTATCTACCGCGAAATCTGCTAGATGTGCTAGATTTATGTAAGCCCATTCACCTGCGCTATCATCCCAAATTAACATCTGGTCAGCAGTATTTGCATTTCTCTGTGCGGGATTTGATGCGCTTCCATCTGAACCAGAACTCATCAAAGTAATATTGGTGTTCACAGGGTCGTCAATGCTGAAAGCAGTACCACTCAGAACAAGACCATTGTTAGATGCGGCGGTGAACGTTGTGTCAGTAGATGCTATTGTAATCGAGCCATCACCATTGGTGATTGAAACATTCGTTCCTGCTGTTAAGTGTGCGTTCTTCCACTTCGCTGGTACTGAGGAAGTATCTCTAATGAATACCTGTCCAGCAGTAGGATTGTTCTGATTAACATCAGCCAATTCAGCAATCGTATCTACTGTATCTACTTGAGCATCTACATAGGTTTTGATGGCTTTAGCCGTAGCAAGAGAATCATCGTTAGCACTTACTGATGATAGGTCAGTATCTAATGCGGAAATATCAGATAGGTTAGTAGTTGCTATTGTGATGTCAGCAGAACCATTGAATGACTGTCCTGCTATGCTTCTAGCCGTAGCGAGAGTAGTAGCAGTATCTGCATTTCCTGTAACATCTCCAGTAACATCTCCAGTCAAATCTCCTGTGAATGCACCCGCTACGAATGTTTCAGAACCAACAGTCCAGTTATCATTAGTTTCATCCCATGTCAGGGTTTTGTTAGAAGCAGTTCCCCTTTCCACTTCTATTCCAGCATTCTGTGAAGGAGTACCAGTCTCATCAGAATTGAGAACAATTATGTTGTCGCCTATGTTCACAGTGTTGGTATTAACAGTAGTTGTAGTACCATTAACAGTTAAGTTACCAGTTACTACTAATGCTCCCGATGTTGTCACAGTTACATCAGTTGCATCACCAATCGTAACATTGCTACTGATATCTGCAAGCCTTGTTCTTAAGTTGGCTTCGTTTACATTTACATCGGTGTTAGTTACCTTAGCATCATTCAATGCAGTTCTAGTTTCTAGTTTCTGCATGGCCGCTAGAATAGTATCAGTTGCCGCTATTGCTCCACCAGTTCCAGTTCCAAGGTTTGTAAGTGCCTTACCAGTTATCGCAGTAGCCGCAGTTGCGTTATCTAATGCAGTAGTCGTAGTGAAGTTTGAATCATTTGTGTATGCTGACAATAGAGGATTAACGGTGAATGTCAGGTCATATGGGTCAGCATCCGTACCGTTGTCAACATCTGTCCAGTTTATTGTAAGAAGACTTGAAGCAGGTACAAACTTAATTTCCTTAGAATCAGCAATTGTAAGTTCTGTTCCATCTCCGTCTTCTAGTTGGAATGTAGTAGAGCCTGTAGCCGCACCACCTACGCTATCCACATATGCCTTGATTGATTTTGCAGAGGCTAGTGAGTCATCATTAGCACTTACACCATCAGCAAAGTTTGTCTCAAACGCCGCTACATCTGAAAGCCCTGTAACTGATAGAGAAGTTAGATATGTGTTGGTGTCTACTGAATAACTACCTGCACTAGTCCTCTTCAAGAAACCATTAGATGTGAAGTCACCATCCATCAATGCTCCTGCCGCCGCGACATTAGTAGCATCAGTAACATCAGCAGAAGTCTCGATACCAGACAGTTTGGTTCTCTCGGCAGAACTAATTACAGTTCCGCTACCTAAGTCACTCAATCCATCTATCTTACCAACAGTAACTTGATTGTTTCCTATGTGTGCAGTATCTATTGCTCCATTTGCAATGTGTTCCGAATCTATTGCATCATCTGCAATCTTAGCACTAGTTATTGCATCTGCGGCAATCTTAGCAGTTGTTACTCCTAGGTTCGCCAACATCCCTGTCTCTACTGCTAGGTTAGCAATTGTTAGAGTACCATCATTTGCAAGTGTAGCATCACCGGAAACTGCTACATTGTGATATTGACTACCACTACCGCCGACCATTATATGAGTATCAGTTGCCGCAATAGTATCGCTGATGAAATTAATCTTGGCTCCAGTTACATTATCGTCTGCAATCTTAGCAGACGTTACTGCACCAGTTGCTAATTTACCAGTAGTTATTGCATTGCTGTTTATCTTACCTGTAGTGACTGCGGCAGATGCAATCATACCAGTTGCTATAGTTCCGGTATCTCCTGTGGTAATTAGCGTACCAGTTACATCTGGCAATGAGATTGTTCTATCTGCTGTTGGGTCAACTATTGATAAAGTGGTTTCATGTGCATCAGCAGTCGTACCCTCAAATACAAATGCATTCTGTACGTTTACCTCTGTTTGGTTTACTGTAGTGGTAGTGCCATCTACAAAGAGATTGCCTCGGACACGAACAGTAGTGTCATTGCCAGCATCACCAATATGAAGAGTATCGCTCTCATTAAGAAGCGCGAGAGATGCGACCACATTTGCTTTGTCAGTGACATCTGCTGATGTCTCGATTCCTGCCAGTTTATCAAACTGGTCGTCAGTCATCAAGCCATGAGCATCAGTTGTGGCATCGGGCAAGGTAGCCGTAATTGTCGAAGAGTCCCTTTGTGTTAGAGTAAGAAGACCTTGATTGAAAGATGCGGATAGTACATCATCCCCTCTTTCAGAGTTGGCGATGTTTATGGTTTGACCAGTTTGTGTAATTCCTATTCCCTCTCCTGCTTCCAAGATTACTTCATCATCTTGGCTACTAGCATCCCTCAGTACGATTTTTGCTTTGTTGGTAGAAGCAAGACCTGCTAGTAGGTTATACGCAGAAGGCGCGACCACTTGAGCATCTACATACGCTTTGGTCGCCTTCGCAGATGGAATGGTATCGTGTAAATTACTTACAGATGCGATATCGCTTTCCAGACCAGTTATATCGGTCAAGTCTGCTAGTGCAACAGAAGACAGTTTAGTGTTCAGTTGTGTTTGTATTGAAGATGTCACTCCATCTAGATAGCCTATCTCTGTTGCACTAACACCTGTGACTCCATCTAGAATATTTATCTCCGCCGCAGTAGCAGTTATACTCAAATCACTCAAGTCTTCTATTTTAGATGCTAGATTGCTTACTAGGTTGGTAACTTTACCTTGTGCAATTCCACCTGCTAGATGTGTGTTAGTTATTCCACTAGCCTTGATAGCAACTGCACCAGACGGTACATCGAAGATATTTGAATCAAAAGATGCAACTCCCCTGTTACTTGTTGTAGCAACCTCTGCATCAATTGTTAGCGTACCAGAACCATCGCTGTATGTGGTTGTGATTCCCTCTCCATCAGTAATTAGCGCATTGACCCTATCATCGACTCTTTCATCTGTGTAGTATTTGTTGCTTCCTTCCGCTATGTCACCAGTATCTAGAGTGAGAGAACCACCTAGGTTCAGAGAATTACTGTTTATGGTTACTGCTGAATTTGCGAGTTTGTTGTTCGCAATGCTTCCAGCCAGTTGAGAATTTGCCACAGATATGTTGCTGACATTGCTCGACCAATCAGCACCGACAGTCGCCCCCGTAGCAATGCCATCTAACTTTGACTTTAGAGTGGCGGTAAATAACTTATTGTTGGTGGAACTGCTTTCTGATAACTTGTCAACTTGTATGTTAGCAGAAGATGCTATATCCGCATCAACTATCTTTGTTCCTACTGCTCTGTATGCAGAACTAATGTCGGGTATATCACCCGCTACTAACTTACCAAAGACGTTCGCAAGATTAATTCTTCTTAGTGGATTTCCAGAAGTGACAGAACCATCATCGTACATTAAGAAGTCAGCAGTTCTATCCATGCCGTTTTCTTCGGTTAAACCACCACTAGCATCGTTGATGTTAATCTTCAAGGTCGAACCTGTTCTAGTTAGTCCATTCTCAATAGTGAGGCTAGGTTCTTTACCACTAAGAGCAGATGTTAATCCACTAATCTTACTTTGAGCGATGGCCGCATCACTAGCAACCTTACCGTTTGTGATTGCTCCATTTGCTATCTTTGCCTCTGTGACATTGCTATCTGCTATCTTGGCAGTCACTACTGCATCATTGGCGATAGTAGTAGCACCATCTGCATTAGAAGTAACATCGCCAGTATGGTTAGGATGCACATACTTATTGGCATCAGTTGCACCTGTGTAGCCTAAGTCTGAGAGAGATAGATTTCTCTTTGATAGTGCAGTAACGTGACCTTGTGCATTTGTTGATATGTTTTCAACTACCTCGGTCCCAGATGTCGTTATATTTGCCACATCAGAAGTTGGGTGTATATACGCACTAGGAATCTCGGAAGATACAGGGATGTTATGATATGCACTTCCGTCATTGCTAAATTCCCACCTATCACTAGATTCGTTCCAACGCAACTTAACGTTAGTCGAGTTTCCACGTTCTACTTCTAGCCCCGCGTTCTCGCTTGGGGTACTTGCAGAATTGCTATTGAGAAGAACCATATTGTCTTGCAATGCAAGTGTTTCTGTGTTTATCGTAGTGGTTGTACCATTTACTGTGAGATTTCCTCCTACAGTCATATGCCCTGCAAATACAGCAGTATCATTGGATTGTGTCCCTATGTTGAAATCACCACCCATGTCTGAGTTTAACCTAGCCTTTAGATTCGCTACGCTAACATCTGTATCCGTATTGGTATCAGTCTCATGAGTATCAATCATGCCCTTTATATCAGCAGGTGAGAATCTTCTGATGTCTGTAGCAGTCCCAGCATTCTTCTCTGCACCACTTACTTGTGATACCTGTGCGTTATACGCAGTTTCAATCTCAGCATTGCTCTGGTCAGCAGTAGCCCCTGCTTCTATTCCTAGCATTGTCCTTACATTTGCCGGGGAAATTTCCTCTACCACACCTGCACCAGAACTGTCTCTTCCTAGCAGTCTGTCTGTGGTTGATACGTTCTGCATCTTTGCGTATGTGACTGCATCATCTGCTATGTTAGCAGTTGCCACACCACCACTTGGGACTAATCCGGCATTACCTTGGGAGATGGCTGAAGTGTATGTTATCTGGTCAGTAGTTGCCAATGTACCACTCGCAGGTAGAGTTATTGTTCCAGAACCTCCTTTCGTCAATGTTCCATCTGCATTGATTCTAAGTGTCTCTGAACCACTGTTTATTGCACTCATTCCCTTTGTGGTTTGGTCGTATCCTAGGAACTGAACCAATCTATTTATTGCATCATGGTCCGAACCTGCGGGATATTTGATAATAGCAACTGGAATATCGCCCGCAGTCAAAGAAGAGACAGACGCGGTTGAGACTGAACTTGCACCTGTTCTAATCTGTATGACGTTAGATGCATCTACGACAACTGTGGCATACCAATCATTTCCTGCACGTTCACCAACTCCGGGTGCAATGTCATTTCTAGCAGATACCGAGACTAGCAACCCGTTCCTTAGTATCTTACCAGAAGCCACATCATACTGTGTGTATGTCCCACCATCTTCTTGTGTGATATTGAACCCACTAAGAGCAACATTCCCACCAGTAGCAACGTTCAGGCTATTGATTATACCACTATGAATATTGTCCGAACCATCCACTATGCGAGTGTTAGGTGTAGCAGACAATGTACTTAGAAAGCCCGGATTACTATTTACCATCAATCTACCTCCAGTCTAATTGTGAACGTCACCGTGTCTGTAGTAGGCACTACTCCAGTATTCGTGAAGGTGACTCGGCTCAAGAGTTTATCGTTACCATCAAAAATTCCTAACTCTGAAACACCTTGAGTACCAATGTCTGTACCTGTGAAAGATGCAGTCCAAACTAGTTGCGTTCCTATCCTTGATGGTGTAGCAGACTTAGTGGCTACAAACGAATCTAAATCTGTCTGAGAACCAGCAGTATCATCTCCACCATTACCTATCTTTACCGTTGTAAAATTGCTTGCGATATATGTCGCCAATACTTCTTTTCCTTCATCTACTATCATTAGTAATCCTCCTGTTCATAGAATCTATCCTTGTATGACTTCTTTGTGACAATGCTGTGTTCAAACCCTACTTCCTCCGTAAATCCAACTATGTCATCAAAGCCCATGTTTGAGTTTCTAGACAGCGCGTTAGATGGTCCGGTTATGTTGTAGGAGAAACTGATGTTCTTTAATTTGATTGCATCGAATAGGAATTTACCAGATGATTCCACTACTGCATCTCTGCCTAGTAAAGTGGTACTGTCATCTGCTTGTTGCATTGAGAGTTCGCTAAGTCGTTCTGCTATCGTCTTGTCAAACGTTCCTACCTTGAGTTTCAATGTTCCAGATAAAACATTCTCAATTTCAAATACTATGTAATCGTTAACAGGAATGTTATGGTTAGGGAAGTTCATTCTTAGAATATCTCCCGCTTCAAGCAATTCAAGACCTTCTTTCTGCAACTCAATATCTATCTTCTTTGCATCCCCATCATATATATTCATCAGTTCAACTGCCTTTGTCTCAGCATCTACCCTACTCTTTATCGTTGGGTCAACAACCTTTACAGTTCTAGTCTGCTTCTTGGTCGGCTTTTCCAATTCGTATTGCACCTTATCACCTACAACGACTATCTTGTTTGCCTTGTCAAACATTGATGTGTTTCCTTTGACGGAGATTAGCCTATTGGATTCCTTGTATGATAGTGCGTATCTTCGTAGGCTTCCAGTATCTTCTATGTTCCTTGTTATGAATTCACCATTCTTGATATTGTAATCCAGTCCTCTCTTTACTACCAAGGAGTTCAGCGCGTTGTACATGTTCGTGTTATCGAACTTCAAGTTAGTTGCAAAGGTCTTCTTGTTCACAAGAACAAGTTCGTCATACTGAGCAGGTGAGAAGTATCTGTTTCTAAGTGCGATTGTCGAACCAGAAACTCCTGCTAGGGCAACTTCCCCAATCAAATGTCCATCATAGGAATACACTACATCCCCTACTGATATTCCCTCAATGGCAGAGGTACATGTGATTCCCTCTCTCTGGAGATTTTCATTGTCGCTGATACCAACTAGATAATTTGCTGTTAGAGTTATCTCATTGGCTGTAGTGCTACTGACAAATCCTAGGAATGTTCCAGAATCATCGAAGACAGAATCTCCCTCTGCAAAGATAGTAGTTGCATCAACACCATCTACTGCAATAGTAGGAGATGAACTACTATGTTGACCATTTACAATGACTCCGGTGGATAGCATGGTAGTTCCAGAATTCACGATATTACCTGTAGGGTTGGAGAAACTTCGACTCGGATTGTACTCTAACCCAGCAAGAGTTACGATGTTCTCCACTTCCTTCTCAAGTTGAGATGCGATTGCGTAGGTTGTTCCTATGCTACATTTCGTGATGTCCTTCAACTTTGGCTTTCTTCCTAGGGTGACTTCAAACACCTCTCCAAACGATACGACTCCATTAGCAGATAACTTACCATCGAATTCCAATGTCAAACCTGTCTTGGTCTGTTGATTCTCCCCATCATTTATCGAAACGGTCTTCCTGACTACGATGTTCTTTCTAACGGATTCCGTGCCATCTGTGATGTTCATATCCAATATGTCTCCGTCTGCTAAATCCGAGAACGGAGCGATGGCATCAGTACCTGTTCTTCTCTCTATGGTGCTATGTGCGTTGTCGATATCAAGAAGAAGGTACATGTAATTCACGCTTTCGGAGAATGTAGCGTTTGATTGCCTACTACCACCTGTTCTCCAATCTCTTCCCTTTCCGTCATTTAGAAGCACATTGAATCTTACCTCATTTTCATGCTCATTAAATGTGACTTCAGAAGGTCGCATCAATCTGTATCTTGCACCATTGCTTGAAGAGAAATCAGAATCTAGAGTTATCCTTTGTGTTTCTGTAGCAGTTGTACTAGGTGCTACAGAGACTTCGTGATTAACTATCTTGTGTATCTTCTTAGGCATATCTGCATTAGGTGAGGTTCGTATGTTCAGATTGCCTTCTATATCATCAGTAAAGTCCTCAGAGACTAGGTAGTATCCTGTTAGGTTTGGCATGTAACTAAGCCAAGCATGTTCAGTATCTGAGTTAAGTACGAATGTGATTACCTTGTTATCGCTACTTGTAGGTACTGTGATTCCACCACTATTGTTTACTATGTTGAATGTTGGTTTAACTAGCATCTGTGCTGATATCACACCGCCCGCAGTTTCATAATGCGTAGGAGTTCCAGACGGTGTTGCTACTTGATGAGAAAAATGTGGAGAATAATACTTGAAATTACTTCTAGTTCCACTTGCCCGTAAGAACAACTTATCTGAAAGGATGCAATCAGCACCCTTTGTTCCCACCATAGCAAGACTGTACTCTGTTTCATGAACATCAGTTCCAACAGGATAGTCATTGTTCAAGTCCGGTACTCCTGTGAGTGTGTCATTACCACTCTTTCCTGTCCATGAAAATGCTTGGAAGGAGTCTCCGATGAAACCAAATCCATTGGACGCAAATGAAACTCCGTAGTTTGTATCATAGCCACCTACATTGAGCATCATGGTAGTATCGTCATCATCATATGCTAGGTGCAGAGTATCGACATTCTTTGCATACCTTTGTATCATTAGGTTCCTAGTTACTTGGTCGTAGTCTGAGGTATTGTTAGTAATGAAAGTGTCATACACAGAATCCGCAGTTAATGACAACGCCGTACTCATCACGATGTCATCATTGTCTATGACTCCAGTACCAAAGTTCTCCGCCATGACTGTTGAGCCTTGTTTGAAGCCTCTGAATATGCCAATGCATCCTTCATAGATATGTGCTAGGGAAGCACTATTGTTTGCGGTTTGCCCTACTCCGAACCTAAATCGAAGGTCACTATCCGTATCGCTAAGTTCTCTGTGGTACAACCCGGCAACCACTCTAGAGATGTGCTTATGTGTTCCAGTAGAGAAGTGCGTATGGGCGGAGAGTCTCCTATCTTTCTTGTTTGGTTCTCGTATGAAATCATAATTAGGACTACCAGACCAAGTTCCAGCATGTTCCTCTGAGACAATTGGTAGGATTATATCATGCCCCGTAAACCTCGTAGAAAAACCTGTAGAACTCTTTAGTGACTTAGCCCATTTGAAATTACTACTGTCTACTGTTGGCGTACATAGCCAAACGTGACTAAAACGAATATTGTGTGCGTTACTTCTTCGTTGGAACTTAAGTTGTGTGCTTCCAGTATGCGAAGTAAGATTGTCAATGTTGAAGTCCGTGGTTCCGAAAAGCCGGAAGGGTTGCACACCGAAGTAACTCAGAAGCCCGCTTGCATGTGTTCCACCATCATATCTCAATAGGCCAGTTGCGCTACTTGCGCCTAATACATCATTAATCGAATTTATTATCCATCGAGTAGGTGACATTGTATTGTCTTGATTCAATGCAACGAAGCCGTTGATACCTCCCGCCGCTTGTATGTTTCCGTATGCACTAGCGGGGAATGCGCCTATCTTGCTTTTCTGGTAGAACACCCTACCATCTGATGCACCCACATTTGAGGTAGTATACTCACCATCATTGTTCCATGATATGCTATTGGTAGAAGTTTCTGCTACTGGTGTGCAGAACTGAACATAGTCAAACGTCTGCACAGTTGGTATATCTTCTGCTTTGTCTGGTAAGGATTCATAGTCTACCGGATTGAAATGCCAGTCGAATGTAGCCTCTACTAATTTCATGACTCCAAACCTTCTCATCTGATTGGTAGTTTGTGTTGATGTCTGAATGGATGATTCCTCAAACATGTTCTCTGTTTGGAGAGTCTGCTTCGTCTTACCAACATAGTGTTGATGAGTTGTTTCTCCTGTGAGAGTTGGTTCTGATTCCAATAGAACTCCAAATTCATTGTAGTCTTTCGTATGGTATCCCAGATTGTTATGTCGCAATTTGGAATATGGAAATATATCACCCGTTGCTAGTAATTCATATGTTTCTGCTCTTGGGTCTATCTGCTCAAAGGAGTCATATTGTATGTCACTTTCCAAACCACTTGGCACGTATCCAGACATTGAGACACTGGTTTCCTCTCGTATTGTTGGATAGGACTCTACTATTGGATAGTCATCTTGATTACCAAAGAAGTTAGCAACATATGTCCATCCCTTGATTGTGTTGCTACCAGATAGCGGTTTGCTGTCTCCTGTTGCAGTTGGAGTTATGAGACTGCCATCTGCCTTGACACCATATGCCACGGCGTAGCCAGTTACCATCTGTGGTTTAGAGCCAAACCGATAGATACTGTCATGGTTCCTGTATATCGTTCCTCTGTCAAATCTCTGCAAATCCCAGTACCTCATGGTTTCCTTTGGCCCGAAGTAACCAGTACCACTTGCAGTTGATTGTAATCTATGGATAAATCCACCTGTGTCTGCATTGTTGTTGACTAGATACAGATTGCAGTTTCCTCTTGTATCTGAGGAATTTATGTCCACTCTTCCTAGTAGTATGGGGAATATAGGAGATAGAGACAATCTGGTTTCAGATTCATCCTTCTCGTTTACCTTCACCACATCAAAGGTTTCCTTGCTTATTGAAGCAATATCTATCTTATCCAATGTCACTCCGTTTTCATTACCTGCATTGAATGCGAAGATAGCATCATTGGTAGAAATTGCCTTTGGTGATGATATGTCATATCCTAATGTTCCATCTTTTAGGTAGGAACCAGTATTGGATGAGCCTCTTATTGCTGTATAGACGAAATTATTTCCATCTAATGTTAAAGATAGCCCAGAGTTGAAATCAATTGCTTTCTCGCTTATCGAGGTGAAAGACGCAGTACCAGTATTGTGTTGCTCATTACTTCCTAGTGCCTTAGTGCCTGTAACATAGTTCACCCATGTAGAACTGTATGGATGATAATACTTTAATGATGATGTCGTAGTTGGTGTAGAGAACGCTCCATCATACAATGTTATGGTTCCAGATGAGTATTGTTTTACCTCCCCAATTAACTCCCCTGCTTGGTTAAGTATGAGGCCGTACTTCGCAGGAGTAGTAGAAGGAGTACCAGAGAATGTTACAGAAGCACTACCTGTTGTCACGCTTAGACTGCTTATACCAGTAATCGCAGTTGCGTTTAGAATAGGTGGTAATGAAGTATGGATAACATCTTCCATGAATGTAGTGTTCTTGCTTACTGTCTGTGATAGGAGTTTGGAAGTTTCATCTCTACCAATCACATTGTATGTAGTTAAACCATTCTCCGAGGCACTAGTAATATCCTCTATCACGCCAGTAAAGGCAACATCGCTAATTGAATAACTACTGTTGTAGTAATAGAACCTGCTCTTGTTTTCATTAGAACGTTGGTAGAAGACCCGACTATCATCCTGTATCTTCAGATACTTGTTATCCTTATCTCCATATTGTATTCTATTATCGTGCCTGTTATGCGTACCGATAACCAATCTGGAGTTGTATAACTTAGATTCATTCTCATCTATCGTAACATCTGACATTGATAATCTAGATGAATCTAAGTCAAATTCTGTATCTGGTTCTAATGTAGTATTCAATACGCCTGTGTATGGTGCTACTTTCATTTCCTTTGATGAGAAGTTTTCTGCTACAGAACTACCTGTCCATGTGTTTGCCGCAATTGTTTTCTTGTTCTTGATTGTGAATGATTGCTCTCCATTAGATTGAGCGTTCACTACATTGACGACATAGTAGTATCCATCTATCTCCACTATTGTATTTGCATTCGGGCCAGCACCCAATACGGCTCTTAGGTCTGTGTTCTTTTGTATGTCCGACAAGACGATTGTGGATGTGTTTGATGAATGTCGGGATGCCTTGCCGTGGAACTTCATAAATTGCATACTGCCATTGTATATGTTCCTCTCTAGAATCAAATCGGTTTCTTCCTTCATCTTGAGGTGTTGCAATCCGCTATTGTCCATTACTTTGAATTGAGCGAGTTGACTCATCTTATTCCTAGGTTGATTCAATAGTGCATGTGTAATTAATGGAATTTGATTATTCTTGTAGTTGGCTTTCTCAAAAGTCAGGTACTTGCCCGGTCCAGTTAGGTCACCATCTAATTTGAGAGTAGAAGTAGAATCCGAGTTTGCGGTATGCCTGTGCATCTTAGGAAACGCAGTTTCCCATTTGTAGAAATCACTAGAAGTGGAGTCATCAGATGTCTTATTCGCATCTACTAGAGTTGCCTCTAGTCTGTCCTTTCCTATACTGTGTATCGTATTGTTGAACTTTCCTTCGGTTCTGAATATTACGTTCTGTATCGTCTTACCAATCTTTACATTGAACTGTGAGTTGTTCTGGTTTATCAGCACTCTCGCATAATCTAATTTTAATCTTAGATTGTTAGTATCATCCAAGGTTTTGATGTTTCCAAGGTAAACTCCGCTATTGTCAAAGATTGACATACCCGGCAAGAGTTTCTGTCTGTTCGTCACATCTGTCACTGTGAACTTTATCGAGTCACTACCTATGGCGTACTGAGCATGTGTTGTTACTGCGCTCATTGATACAGTCGTGAAAGCACTCCAGTATCGTAGGTGTGTTAGATTGTACTTTGTCATGTAATCTAGTTGGTTTTTCTCATCTAATCTATCATTGTAGAAATACCAAGTCGGCCTACTAGCATGTGATACTCTATCGTGTTTGTTCGTATTGCTTAGAGCATCACCTCTCAGACCATAACTCACAGCAACTATGTCAGTCGCTGTCTTTGCTGGCCCTTTGTAAATCTCAAACTTCGTATTGATTCCTACTTCTGTAGGATATGCGGGAGAGAATTCTATTCCATCTCCAAACTCATCAAAGGAGATTATTCTAGTTATTTTTGCAAAGTGTGGTCTGATAGCATCTGTTCCCATAACTACTGTATCTGGATTTAACAAGATAAAATAATCATAGTTCTCTATGTCTAATCCAACTTCCTCTGTAGCAGGATAGTCACTAGTGGAATATACGAACTTTCTATTTGTCTCGGAATTAGTCAGTTGCGAATCATATACCTTCACTTTGAATGAATGAGTCTCATCTCTGTTTAGAGCATGGTCAGTCAAGGTGGCATTGCTAGGATATATCCTGTTTCCAATCCTACTTGTGGAGTCATTGCTAACTGAACCACCGTGAGAGGTGTCTCTTATTTCCATGAAGTTAGCAGACGACTTCAAAGATGAACCATTCTGAGAGTTCTCGTATTGTAGGTTGTTCTGCACTAATGTAGGATTTACTGATACGTTTAGGTATGCTTCACTCTTCTTTGCGGCGTGTCCAGCATAGTCAAATGCATCATTGTCATCTGTGATGTCAGTATCCTTAACTCCCACGTTTAGTGGAAATATTGCCTTGCCCTTACTTACTCCACCCATTCAATCACCAAACGTATAGTAAAACAAGATATCAGAAAAACCGGGACTCAATGTATGTGAGTTAGTCGATGGGCGTTTTGACTTATGCATGGCAATTTCAAATAACTCACCAAAGAATTGCTCTGAATTACCCGAACCTCTACCTATTTGGCAATCACTCTTATCAAGATAGAATGGTGCTACGTTGTGTGCTTTCTGCTTTACTAGAGAGTTATTCAGATGTAATTCTAGGTTGTTTCTATTATACACTAGAGACACCTTGAATACTTGCTCAAGATACAATGCTTCCTTTCTCTGGTCTGTATAGATTGTAGAAGTTACAGTATATGCAGGAGTAGAAGTAAGAGTGATAGTATCCCCATTAACAGAGGCAACAGTTCCTAACTCCTGTATTGATGAGTCATATATCTTGTTTCCCGGCCCTATTTCTGTTGCTTCTCCAGAACCCACACTAATTTCCGTATTGTTTCCTGCTGAGAAATTCACAGTAGCCAAGTCAGTTATGCTATCAGACATAGCCGCACTACCCATAGACGCTTGATTCAGTTTGACAGTTAGCACATTGTTTGCCCTTGTGGTAATCAATGTCCCATTATGACCATTTGCTCCATCTATGGCAGTTTCTAGATTGGCGGCAGTTGTATCGTTGTTAGTCTCTGCTTTGAAGAAGGTGTATGTTCCATCGGTTGTTCCGGTGACTTCATGTGTAGAAGCCTTGTACTTCTTCAATGTACCAGATGCATCTGTAACGCTGATAAAATTGTCTGGCGTTCCACCACCACTAAAGTTAGTCTTACTGATATTTGAGGGAAGATTACCCAAAGTTATGGCGGCGGTGTTTGTTCCAATCGTATTCTGTGTTAGATTAATTGTGGCACTACCTGCGGCATCCGTTAGTATGCTACCTGCATGACCATTGCTATGAGCAATTGCAGTTCTTAGATTATCAGCCGTTGCAGATGCGCTTCCTCCCTCTTGGAATGCTATACCTCCAGATACATCTCCAATAGAACCACCATTCAAACCACCAGTAGCAATTTCACCACCATTCGCTACAGGAACGTACTTCTTAGTGACAGGAGAACCCGCATTGTTTACTAGTTGTATGAATGGGGTACTGCTTGCATTAGTTTCTGTGACTCCGCCTGTGAAGTTAGCACCGGATATTGTTGCCGCGCTATTGGCAATGTTTGCCTTTGCTATCGTTGCGTTATTACCTGCCGCACCAGTCAAATCATGAGTGAGGTTTACTGTTGCACCATTAGCAACAGCAGTTATCGTACTGCCGTGTCCGTTGTTGTGATTGATTGCATTTGCTAGAGCAGTAGCCGCACCAATGTTATTTGCGTTACTTGCGAAATTAAAGTAGACTACCGATACGGTACTACTGTCATCTAACGTTCTAGTTCCAGTGGAACCAGTGGTTTGTGTGGAGTCATGTGCAGGAAAGTAGTTCTTCGTATTGCCAGCACTATCTGTTAGCGTGAAGTAGTTTATCGTGTTGTCATTTGAGCCAGTAGTCTCCCCTAGAATCAACTCATTGACTCCACCACTAAAAGGAAGAACCTTTACTCCTGCTTGAGTTGTACCATTTGTCTCAGTATAGTTATTGTTTGATATCAATGTGCTACCCGCAGACAATACCGCACTTTCATCTCCCTTTCTGTTTGGTGCGCTACCTGTGATAGCAACCGTTAGCGTCACTTCTTCGGGTGTGTTAAATCCGAATATAATCGCAGTACCATCTCTAGGATTGGAAGCAGAACCTGCAAAACCTGTGTTATCGGCGTTAACCGCATCAGCGAAGTTCTGTGCAGTTGCTTCCACAGTACCCCCTATCAAGTATCCTTTAGCACCAGAAGGCCAAGTAAACCCCGCAGATGCAGTACCACTTAGGTCAGCACCATTAGTTATTCCCGGTAGAGCAAACCACTTCCTAGTAGGATTACCGCTTTCATGAGTGACTAGAATGTGATTATTAACATCTGTACCATCAGCATTGACTGGTTGATTGTAGAACTGTACTGTTCCTTCTTCAGCAGTAGCACCAACTACATCTGTATTCAGATTATTTCTTTGCACTATTGTAATGCTTCCAGTTGCTTTGACAGGTTTCGTGTAATTTGCTATATCTCCAGAGATAACGATTTGACCTGTGGATTTTGTGTTTCTCTCCAAGTCATCATAGTCCTGTATGGTTATAGTACCAGACGGATTGCTACCAGTTGCGCTAGTAGTCACCCTTCGATGGCTAGTAGTAATACCGTTGTAGTAGCCAGTATTATCATAGTATCCGTATAGATTCTTACTTGCAGTAATTATCTTGTGGCTTTCAATCTTCTCTGTAGTTCCTCCTTTCGTCAACTCAGCAACTAACTTGTACTCTGCGGGTTGGTTGTATGAACTACCCGTAAGTGAAGAAGTAGAAGTAACGTTTTGCAAATAGAATTTAAGATTAGCATTGTGAAATATCATCATCTTCTGTTGTAGGTATGCAGACGGACCAAGATAGTCCACGCTTTCATACGCCGTTCTATCACCAACATCACTAGAGTTGTCATTAGGATATGGTGGAGTTTTCTGTGAGTCTAGAACACCATGCCTACCAGCAGTCCTAGAACCAATCCCGTTTACATCGTATGGGGTGATTATTGCCTCCAATACGAATCCGTTAGTCAAACCAACTTCAGAGTCGTCCGACCATATACTTCTATTCCTTAGAGAAGAAGTAGTCGTTATGTTCTTCTTGAGATTCTCATCATTGTTCAAAGACTGTGCAATAACTGCAAGGAAAGTTATCTGTGTCGCAGTAACTGCATTTACTACTCCAACTAAATTGTTAGCATCATCAAAGACGTTATCTCCTTTAGAAAACTTAGTTGTAGCATCTACTGTATCTACTGCTATTGTGTTGGTGCTTCCACTATTATAACCACTTCCACTATTCACTAGCACACCACTAGATTCTAGTGTAGTAGGATGGTTGACTGCCGCATCATAATCAATGTTTAGATAACCGTTGCACAATATTGGAAATACCAATTTGTATGAGTCCTCGATGTATGCATTGACCATTTTCACCCATCCAAGAAGTTCTCCGATAGCACAAAGGCTTCTGTAAAGTCCATTGTAAAACCAACCGCAGGAAACGTAGACCCATCCATGGTTGTGTTGAAGTTTTGAATAAACCCAGTTATACCAACGCTAACTTCCTCTGCTCCAGTATAGGGAGTAAACCATTCGGAGTTTGCTCCAGTTCCTGCTTCTGCATCGTAATCATATCGAGTGAAACTGTTGTCGTATCCCCTAGTTTTCCAAGAGAAGGGCATCATCTTCAAATCTGAGACATCTGCATTCTCTGCCCCGGCATGATAGTCAAAGTTGAACCCTACTCTAGTTGGGCCTAGAACGATTAGTTTGTTCATGTTCTGGTCATCTTGGAATGTACTTGAATCCACATACGAATGTATGAGTTGGGCCATTTCATAGGAAGTCATCTTTACGGTCTTGGCCGCAGAACCATCTCTCTTCTTCACTATGGTCTGTCCTAGTAGTTGACCGGACATGTTTATTGTCTTCTGAGCCATACCCACATCGAAGGCTAGATTCAGAGACTCTCCCTGTATAGCACCAGAGAAAGGAACAGGTATAGCCATCACACTCTTTGATGTGGTTATGCCGAGGTTGTCTACGAATAGCGGTATTCTGTTCACCGCACCATCATTCATGCCTTCGTCATTTCTTCTTTGTAATTCCAAGAAGACCTTGAAGTTATTGAAGTTCTCACCGGGCATCAGAATCTACCTACCGCGCTTGTCGTTCTGTTCATCTGTATTCCTATCTCCCTTGCTACCTTTGTGGCGATGTCTCGTATCTCTGCATCAGAAGCACCAACCCTGCCATTCACATGGACATTGATTGTGTGTCCTCCCATCATTCTCTTACTCTCCGTATTATTGTGTACTCTAGCACCTGCTGGAAGCGATACCAACTCTGGCCCTCTTTCTCCTACCAACGCTACTCCGCTTCTTGGTGTGACACCACCAGTTGCATATCCACCTAGCCAACTTGGGGCAATGCTTCGATAACCATGGACTATTGCCTTCCCTAGCCCTACTAGAGCCGCTATGATTATCTTACCCAATCCAAACAACGCACCTAGTAGTATATTCCAGAATCCTTTCAGAACCTTCGTAAATCCTTTCCATATCTTACCAAAGTCTCCTTGGAATACACCTTGGAACATGGTGAATAAGCCACCAAGGACATCCTTCAATCCATTCCATATTTGGTCTAATTGCGGTTTTAGCCCACCTAATTGGTCTAATGTAGCCGTAAACTTGGGCCATACCTTTCTAACTATCATGATAAAGAATGTAATTAGCAATAACCCCATAGTTAGTTTTAGAAATATTGAAAGGCCCACATCCAAGAACCTACCAAGAGTAGTTAGTTTCTTTCTAAACCAGTCATTTACTTTCTCTGCTTTCTTTCTAAAACTACCTTGTAGAACTATTTCTTTAACCCATTTCATTTTCTTGAATGTGTTTCCTAGCATGTTTGCAGTAAATCCACCAATACCTGAATCTTTCATTTCTTGATTGATTGCTGTTAGTTTTCCATCCTTACCTCTTTCTGCTGATAATTCCTGTACCTTTCCATATTTTAGGAAGTCTCTCATTCCTGCTTTAGTAGTCATCCTACCTTCTAAACCTCTTTGCACTTGAGCATATTGTTTTTGAATTTGGGACTTAGCAATTTCTTCTGCATCACTCTCCGTGTATCCCTTCAGTTGCAGTCCTTTCTTCATCTGCTTGAAATAATCTGATTGACCTATCTCCTTGTACTCCTTCTTCAGTTTCATCATGGTCTTAGCCAAGTTCTGGTTGGCTTCCATCTGCTTCATCTGATTCTCTAGAGCCTTGTTATTAGCCTCGTTGAAAACGTTGATTGTCTGCCCTACAGCACGAATCCTATTCTGTAGTTTCCACAATCCAGAACCCGAAAGAATCCTAGATGCTATTGTCCATACTTTACTGCTATCTGAAATCTCACCGAACTTTACTACTAGGCTATCAGTCTCGGCGTTCAATTGTGAAATAGCATCAGACAATGCGGAAGTGGATGATGCAACATCAACCATTTTCTCTCATTCTCCTTGACTCTCTTTCTATCTCATCCGATTTGTATTTCTCTACTTCTCCGTGTATCAGTATCATCTCCATCATTAGGCTCAATGGAGTATGTTTCGCGTGGTGTGGGTCTATGCCGAATGTCTTGCAATATGTGTATAGAAGAAGAGAGAATGACACAGAAGCGTCACTCGCTCTTCCTTCTAATGCTTGACGTATCGCTAGACTTTTCCCGTATCAGCCTCCATCAAATCGGTGAATGGGTTAGGGAGAATATCCTTTAGTTGTTCTCCGATGAAGGGGCTTAACCTAAGAATCTCCGTAGTCGATAGAGATGGCTCGGTCTTGTCGATAAATTCTTCAGCCATGAATCTGTACATCTTATTCAAGTCTAGATTCATACTTTCCTCTGATAACTGCATAACAGAAGATAGGGCTTGTTCTACTTGTAGCCAAGTAGGTTCCTTTACCCAGACTTTCAGAATCTGGTCTGAATCCGGGCTTACTTTCAATTCATGGCATTCGCTTTCTGTTCTTGCGAACAGCATATTCTTGTCATTTACTATTTCACTCATTTTTTATTCCACCTATAACACAAACCAACAAACAAACAATGTTGGTGGAACTTGATTAATGTTGCTTACTCGCTCGTAGCAACACCTCCGATTGACAATACATGCCATCTTCCTTTGTATTGGACTGTACCTAGGCTTCTAGCAGATACTGCCAACTCTACTTCAACTGCACCTTTGTCATCGGGTAGGGGAACTGTTACGTTCTGTACCAAGTAATCATTGAGTTGCAACTTGAGAAGTTCTCCAGAATCCTTGACAAAGGAAACCTCGATTACTCCACCAGAATGCTCTGTCTCTGTTCTCAACTCATCCCATACCTTGGTGTCTGTGATTAATAGTGTGAATGATGCATCATAGTTTCTCTGTCCGGGTACGTGCATTGAGGTAACTTCCCGACTGTAATTACCTATGAATCTGTGAGGGGTTATGTTATTGTTGATGGTAATGTTACCATTCTTTACTCTGGCAAAGGTCTGCCCAAATATCTTGATTGCCCCAGATGAGAACATGAAGGGTTGGTTCTCTGCATCTGTACCGAAGTTAAACAACTCGCTTGCCTGTAGTTTCCCTCTGTTTGGTATGTGACCATCGAAGGTTGCACTTGCACTTGCACCGGGAACATCGAACGCTCTCCTAGTAACGAAGTCCACGGAAGCCTTGACTTCCTGCCCTTCCTCAAAGTTGATTGCAAGGGAGTTTACTTGGTTTCCTGTGAATACTCTTGCATACATGTTTGAGTTGTTGGTGTTATCATCAACGACCTCTGTTGCAGTTCTACCTTCCTTGGCGTAGCACATCTCTATTGCGAATGATGGAAGAGCCGAACCGTTTGCCTCTGTGAATGTATATTCGTACAACTTGCTTTCTACCCCATCAGTAATGCTTGATGCGTGAACAAGATGAAAATCTGGGTCTGTGGTATCTGTGCTTTCTCTATATGCTGGAGTTAAACTAGTGTGTATGGGTGGATAGAAAGCCCCTCCTATTGCTCGGACAATACTCTCATCGCCGTTATTGACGTATGTTCCTTCGTCAGTTGCATGTATGTGCGTAGCAGAAGTTTCCATTGTAGCGTCTATTGCATACTTACCTAATGCGTAGTATAGCCAAGAACCATTGTTCAACGCGATGTCAAGAGAACCACCACTTACTGTCTCATTGCCTTTGAACTGGAATCCGAAGTTGCGTGTGCTTCCAGTTGCTAGATTCAATTGCTTCATCTCGACTTCTACCGAAGGCGGATTGAATGTATTGACTAGTCCTAGCCAATGGTCTGATAGTAGAGTTGTCTTACTACTGTCCTTTGGTCCCGGTACTGGTGCGCCAAACGCTAGAATGACCAAGTTAGCATGGTTATTTCCATCCTTTACTAGAGTCTCATCGAATGTGATGGTCGTAGAAGAGTTATCCTTTATCACAAGATATTGGGTAGATGCCGCGGTACCATTGTGAATTTTAGCAACACATCCCTTGTATAGTCCGGGAACTAAAAGAAAATCTGCCGTTACACCGGCATCAAGTGTTGCTACTGCTCCAGAGATGTCACATTGATGTAGAAAAATGTCACACTCCGGGGCTAATGTAGTCATTGCACCTGCGCCAATAAACACCTCATTACTCACTGAAATCATCCCACCTATACTGTCCGAGCGAACCGCTTCATCTCAACCGCTAGTTTGTAGCCCAATAACCTTTTTCCACGGTCATTGGCTTCCGACCTGCTTTGAAGTTTGATGAGGTCTGCATTACCTTCCACGGTTCCCGAAGTCCCACCACCTACATAGACGGTTGGCCTCAATGAGTTATTTTCTAGGATATATCGTGCTATTTCGTATAATGCCTTGAGCCTATCTCTAGAGAAAACTAGGCCAGCCTCATAGTCTGAGATATCACCCCCAGTCTCAGTAATAGGATAACCATCTGCGAAATCCCTACGATGTAGGACTCTAAGATGAAGTGTGAATGTGTATGTCTCGTTTCTCACGGCATAGTCTATCGTTGGATAATCTGTGGTGTTGGAATCTTCGTATACAATAAGTATCGCCTTCTGGTCAGCATCTACCCTTCTGCCCTCGTTTGGCTTGATAGAACGAACATCAATGAATCTAGGAGTTTCAACGTGACTAGCAGTTATCTTGCCAGCACTAACTAACGCACTAGCGGCGGCAGACCACCTATCAGATAACAAACGTAGTACCAACGTCACCTCATCCATCTGTCAAAGCCTCCGACATTTTTCTGGCAAACGCCTCATCTGCGGCCTTTAGAGCCTGTTCATTCAATGCGCTCTCAGATAGAGAAAACTCCCCAAGTCCCAAATCAGCAAGCATGGCGTTTCGCTCTATCTCTCTCTCCGCCGCCTCTCTGCCTATCTTCAAGGCTTTGAGCAATTTTCTTCTTACTTCTTCTACCATTTGAATCACGATATGAAATGGATGATGTTCTTCTTACCATCAATAATCTTGTTCGCCTCTTCAATTAGTATATCGTGCTTGGTCTTCAAGTCGATGTTTGAACCTGTTTCAGCAACAAGGATAGAATTGTCATCATGCCTAATTACTTCGGCGGCTACTAGTTTCGTAGCGGCTTCGTGAATAGGTGCAGGTACTCTTCCATCACCTGCGACATATGTGACTCTAATGGAGTGATTCTTGATGAATGGATACTTACTATGAAAGAATATCTTACCTTCATGGCTTATCTGCCAGAAGTCATCTAGCCTCCCTTGTGTCTCATGGTCTGTAAATCCAGATACACTTCCGACTCCTGCACTTCCATCCTGCGTATCCACAGAAGCAATGGTGCAACTAGAGCCATCATCACCCATCAACAACGATGAGATTGTTACCTTGTCACCATCCTTGGTAGCATAGAAGAAATCAGATATATTTACTGATGTGTTTCCAACGGCAGTCACAGTCTTACGTGCAGTTTCTCCTGTAAACTTAGCCGTTTTCATTGGATATACTTCATTGATTGCATCTACCAATTGACTGGCTGTTGTCTTCGGGCCAAAGGAGTCAAAGAAATGAGTTCCCTCTATTATCTCAAAGGTATACGTTCCTGCGGTAAGTGTAATCTTCCAAGTCTGTGAATTAGTAGTAGCAGAGGATGGCATTGTGATACTAGCAGTAGCAGAAGCCAAGTCCACCCAATCGCTTCCTTGCCATATCTCTAACCTCACAAGTTTCTGAACCTTCGGAAATTCCAGTTGAACGAAACCAATGTAATCCCTGTACATAGTTACAGGATACATAAGATGGCGATTTGCCTCAAACGAAGAAAACTCATCTTTGTAGATTAGTGGTCTGTATGAGTGCTTGGTTGCATCATCTATCTTTTCTTCTACTCTCTTGATGAGTTTACCTACCTCTGCTCTCGTTGGTGTAGAGAAGTCTGTAAAGGACTCTATTTGGAGTAAGTTAGAAACATCTGTATGAGTAGTGTAGAATCCATTTCCTATTGTGTAGTTTGGATTGATAGACGTAAAATCGCTTGGGGAACCTAGTTTAACCATTTTAACCACCGCTATAGATTACTCTTCTTAAGTCTTGATAATTGTTCTTTATCTTCATGAGCGCATTCACATCCTGTGCTTTCTCTTTATCGAATATGTTCTTCTCACCTTTACGAGAGTCATATGTCGCTCTCCATTGTTTTCTCCCGGCCTTTACTTCTGGCTTGGTACGAATAAGTTGCCTTTGGTGTATGCTATCCTTGTTCTTGTCAACGGGCTTACCTAGCCACATTAGATTCATTTGGGGTTGTATGAATGGGTCTTCATCATCATCTATCTGAACTCCCCCTGCATTTTCTAGAAGTTTCTTGAGGTAGTCCTTATGGTCATAATAAATTTCTATAAGACCTTGGCCCTTATTTCCTATACTTGTCATAATTTCCTCATGTGCTGAGTCACCCGACATCGTGGTAAACAACTCCGATAGACTGTAACTAAGACCGACATCTCCCTTTGGCCTGTAAAAGAGACTTGTCTTTCCAGTTCCCAAACCATCTATGATAGCCTTGTCTTGTGGCTCCATCTTTGCTTTATCTACATCTGGTTTTGCCAGTTCGATGTTATCTATGTACATGATAATCTTATTGATATCTTCAACCAATTTAGTTAGGTCTGCTACTGTTTTAGTTGTATATCCCTGTGTAAAATCATTTAAGTCAACCTTAGCAAATCTGAACTTTCTAAATGGTGGAGTCTTGTCGTCTACTTCCATTCTCTGACTTTCAACTATTGGAGTGCCTTCTCTATTTTTACCTTCAACAAGACGGCCTTTTTCATCAATGGTATCTGCTTCGTAGAATTTACCCGGTTCTGTCGGTTTTTCCTTGACCTTACCTGTCTCCATGTCTACCTCATCAGGTGCATCTGCAACTTTCTTTTTCCAAGCATTGAACAACTCTGTGTATTGTGGGTTCTCTACTGCTTTCTTCCAATCTGGGTGGTCTTTTATTGCAGGTATTTCCTCTTCTATTTCCTCATATGCTTTGGTATCTGGATTGTATCTATTTGCTAGTCTAATTCCACCTTCTGGATTCTTCAATGCATATGCATCGTTAGTAATCAAAGCCGCATACGATACCAAATCTTGCACTAGTTCTTCTTCATCTGTATATCTGTCAAGCATCTTTGCAAGTTCAAACTTAGGCATACTTTGAATCAACTGATTGTATTTGAAAAGAATGAATGTCACTTTCAGCAACTCTGGTACATATGCCATAAACTGCGAATCTTCTTTTGTGTCCTTTCTCTGTAGTGACATTAGGAATTTATCATATCCCGCATCTCCTTGGAACGGAGCATAGTTGATTTTGAATTCAGTAGTCCCAATTGATATAGAGCCATTAGAAGGTGTTATGGTTGATAGAATCATTCTCCTTAATGCATGTACATCTCTACCGCTTTTAGGTGGCTTTGATAGTAGAGCGTTCTTAATGTCGGTTTCTGTCAACTCCGTCAATCTTGCATTGTACGCTTCTCTAGGTGTCAAGTTATCTAATTCTGTACCGTCAAATCTTTTCAAGGTATAATTTGCACTAGTAATTATCCTTTTATTGTCTTTGTCAGTTCCTTCGATTCCTTTAGGAGTAAGATATTCTACACTGTAGTTATCTACCTTCTTCAATTCTCTCCTTTGACCTACACTCGATTTGATGATATCCATCGCTTTCATCATCTTTTCAGCAACCTCATCCTCATCTGGACTTCCTGCCTCTAACACTTCAATCTCTTCTTGAGGTTCTTCTTCGATGTCACCTTCACCTGTCTCAGCATCAGCACCAGTCTCAGCACCTCGCATATCCTTTATGCTTTGCTTAGTATCCGCAATCTTATCTTCTAGGTTCTGTAAATAGGTATCGACTTCCTCTGGTGTGAGAAAGTTCTCTTTCTCCAGTCTCTTGAGTTGTCTCTTGAATTTTCTATAGTCCTTCATATATCCCCTTAAACCCGAAGAACTTTCCGCAGGTTCATCCTCAAACTTATCCATTCCCTCTAGGATTTTATCAAGCATGTTCTGCATTTCTTCTGTGTCTGCTCCTTCTGGAGCATCCTTCATCTCAAACTGCCATTCATCCTTCGCTGGGTCATAGTACCCATGAATAGCCATGATAGCCTTGATGTAATCCTCAGTTTGAATTTTAATCGTATCTCCTTCTATTGATATGTTATCCAAGAACATCTGAAAGGTATCGCTGTTTCTACCTATGTCCACTATTGGTTCTCCCTTGTCAAACTTGGATAGTAGGGATATGGTTCTGTTTGGCTTGTCTGCCTCTTGGAAATCTGGTTTGGGTGCTTCGGGTTTTTCTTTGACCTTACCTGCTTCATACTGCTTCATATCATCTTCATATTTTTTCTGTTGCTCTGGTGTCACCGCAGTTATCTTACCACTAGGAGAAAGCCCTGTACCTGCTTCATAGCCTACTACCTTCTGAATGGTAGATTCGCTATCCAATCTCTCTAGAGTTAGATTCTCCCCTTCCTTGCCACCTAGACGTTTTATCGTGGCTTCGGAGAGATTCAACTCCTTTGCTAGAAAATCTTCCTTTTGAAGTATCTTTATCAATAGTGAAAGATTCTCCTTTCCTAGTTTTTTCATGAATGTATCGAAGTATCTCTTCTTCTTGGTATCAGTAAAACTACCGGGCTTGTTCTTCCTAGTGGATATGTTTGCATCTGCAAAATCACTCTCATCTACATCAGCAAGTAGTGGCATCACTTTCCTTGCTTTGTTCATCTTTGCAGTTTGATTCTTACCTAGATTTTTGAAAGGATAGGCCGTTAGATACTGGAATGCTATGTTTCTCAAGAATTCTTCAAAGTCTGCTGATGCAGAAAGATTGTCAAAAACCGCATTCTGATTTTCTAGGCGTATCAACTGGCCCGGAATAATCATTTTTTCCTTGTATCTATCTTGTTTAATCAGAACCATCTACCTCACCTATGCAAGCCACTTGGCCCAAGCAATGCCCTTACTGACGGCATTAGCAAGACCAAGCCCGCTTGCGGGCGGGGTGTATGTCATCTGACCGGATACAGGGTCTATCCAATATGGATTGTTCATATTGTCATATCCAGAAGGAGGTACGGGATATCCAGATTGGTTGTTGAATGCCATTTGTTGTTGCATCATCGTGTTGTTCATCTGGACAGAGGCGTTACCACCTTGTATCATTGATGGGTCTATGCCACTAGGATTGGGCTGACCGGGCATACCACCCACCATTGCTTGCTGTTGTGTGACCTGCTGTTCTTGTGGCATAGCAAATCCTTGAGCCTCAAGGTATTGCGTCTTAGCCATTCTTCTCTGCATGATGACTTCGGAGTTTATCGCAGAAGCAAGGAGAGTCTGTATGTCTAATTCGATGTTTGCCTGTGTGATAGCATTGAGAGCATTGGTAGAATCTACAGATAGAGAAAGATTACCATTGTTGGAAGTCACGAAAGCGAGATTTGTCAATATCTCACTAACGGTCTTGTTAACCACATCACCCACTAGTTGTGCTAATGCAGATAGAAATGCCTCACCATGATACTGAAAGAAATCCTCTACGTGATTCTCCTGTAGAGTCAACAGATTGTTCATTGTCTTGAACTGAGCCTGTTGATTACTTTGCATCTGATTATACAGGGAACTATTGCTTGTTCCGAAAAGCCCCATCACGCATCACTCTCCTTAGTGGTGACCTTCGCACCCTCGGTCAATAACGTTTTCACTCGTTGGTTAATTGTATTTTGCTCTATTAGCAACCGAAACAATTCTTCTTCGATGTTTTCTTGTTCTGCCGTAGGTGGTTTAATTGTCCAACCGACAGAAGAAAGTGACATGATATCAGTTTCTTTCAAGGTAGTCAAAGGACCAGAGGACAATGGATTCAGAGTCTGCATGGATGGGGTCTTAGGTATGTATGCGCTGAATGACAATCCATGTTCCTCTGCTAGTACCTGTTGCTCTAGCATCTCGTATTGCCTGTGTATACCTGCATGTTTCTCGCAGTAGGTTCCTCGCATTGGGTATCCCTTGCGAACCTTGTGTAGTGGTAGAGGTGGTCGAAGATTATCACTTGCATCCCAGACTTTGTGTGTACCACACACCACACATCTATCTTTGATGTTGTACTTGAATCTGTATGGTATCTTTAGGAATGTTTTCTTCTCAGGTGTTAGTACCTTGATTATCTCTTTCAATTGTTTCTTTGGCTTGACGCTCTTGTATTCATATTGCATTATGGAACCCGCGCTTCTAGCATGTTCCATTCTATCCATGAATGCCGTATTGGTTACATTCGTTGTCGAAGAACCTATCAAACTTGGTGGTTGGAATGACATTGACATATGTTCACCGAACTAGTAGTCCTTTATCATGGTTAGGACACCTCTGTAGACCATCTCAGAGTCTGTCTTGGCACTTACTATGTATTTGTAACAAGGAATTCCCTTGTCGTTTAATCTTTGAATGCCATCTCTGAATGCAGAGAAAATAGGATGCTGTTCTATTGGCCCATCATGTTCATACTTGTCTTTCCACAAGTCATACTTGTTAGCCCATATTCCTACTGCTACTGGATAGTCTGATTCTCTTTTCTTCTTTCTCTTACCATTGATGTTCCATTCTGTACTGCAAATTGTATCCACTAGGAAAGTCCAACACAGTTGTTGTTCGATATCATAATGCTTGTCCATGTGTCTATCATCCATCATGAAGATGATGTACTTGACTCTTCGATTCCTCATATCGTTTAACCAGTCATTCCAGTATACCGTCTGTCCACCTACATCAGCAGTCTTCACAGTATGTGCATCCCCGTCTAGTTTGACGTACTTCCTACTTGCACGTTGCAATCCTTCTGTCCTATGTCGAATATCTGGAACATCACCTCTCGTTCTCAACTGGTGATTCATAGTGGTCTTACCTGCTCTGGTAGCACCATATATTCCGAAGTTGATTGCATGTACACGTTGGTATAGTTTGTTAAGTCCCTCGACTATCAATATGGCAAAACCTGCCATTACTGACAAGATATCACCACAGATGGTCCCAGAAGTCTACTAGGCCATTCCAAGCCATTGATAGGGTGTTGATTCCATAAACCGCTAGGAGTTGTCCAAGTGCAAAACTACTCAGACAGAAGATTCCGCCCCATAGGTAGAACCTAGCCCTAAGAAACCAGATATCAGCAGAGTGCGCTCTTTGTAGGTCATATGCAAGGGTTGACTCATCCATTCCAAATAGGATTTCGCTTACCATACATATTCCTCACATCTACTGGTTTTCAAGTGTTAAGAACGCAGGAGTCATTGTCTCTGGTTCTTCGGCCTTCACCGTTGGAAGAGTAGTATCCCCGTAGGGAGTGTAGTTCTGCTGGAAGCGAGCCATCGACTCTCGCACTCTTCTCTTGTTTTGCTCTTCTCTTTCCTTCCTACCCCAGTAACCATCAATGGCTCTCCTAAGTAGACCTTCCTCAATCATATCGCTAAGGAACACATCAAATGCCACTTTGACAACAAGTATCCCACCTACCGTACTAATGCCAAATAAGATGGCATGTGCTTCTGGCCCGTATGGGAAGGATATCCCGTACTGTGAGTATGCGAATACATTCACACCACACATAGAACCTACGAACAGTATCGCCATAATCATGCGGGTGTCTGTTTCTAGGCTTGGCATATTTTTTCCTCAACTATAGTTAACGGTGACTGCAACAGTAGCACCTGACGCAGTTACATCTACTAGTATTCCATCTGATAGCAAAGCCCCATGAAAGTCATGCTCTAAGTTCGTTACTGCGTTTGGTAGGTATATTCTTGCTATCTCGTCAGCACTAACCTTCGTTGTGTCGTGACTGTCATAGATGTTAACTGTCGCAGTAGAACCACCATCAGAACTGATATGAATACTGTTTAATCTAACCTTCTGTGGAGACTTACCACCAACTACAACAACGTTGTCTGGACTAACTAACAGTTTGCTAGTTGCTACTGTGGTCATCCTTCTGCCTCCAATAGCGCATCAATTAGAATCGACTTCTTACCATCTGCCTTGATTCCTCTCTCATCGAGTAGAGCCTTGAGTTGCTTGTTGGTGAGTTTCTCTAGATTTGGTGGCAGAGGGGCAAGGACTTCCTTTTCTTCCTTGACTGGCTTCTCCATTTGAGGATGAATCTCTTCCTTAGCCTCTGGTAGTTTCTCCGGCTTGGGCTTGGCCTTACCACCGAAGAACGACTTGCTCTTTCCGAATATTTTCTCAACCATAGTCGGACCATCATCATCCTCGGTCAATTTATCATAGTGACCAACTAGATGGCTTCTCTTGTACTTTGACATAGTAGCCAAGTCCTTCTCATCGTTTGAGTCTAGGACTACTGTGTAGTTGTCATCTCTAAGAAGCGAACTAGCATACCTCAAGGGTATGTCTACGTCTTGTTTGTATCCTACAACGTATCTGTCAGTACCGAAATTTATTCTCATTGCTCGACCATTCAATGGTCTGTTCGTTAGTCTAACCTTAGCCATATTCTCACCTAGTAATAGAGGGTAGCGACCCCCTTCCTGATGTTCTAGGAAGAGGGCCACTACTTTATGTTTTACTCAGAGAAGGCCGTAAACTCGACAGCGTACCGCACCGTAATCTGTGGTTCCGGTATGCTCTGCTATCTCGTTACTTACTTCGTGTAGAACGTTCAGAACGAACGAGGTCGTAGAAGCAGATGCTCCGCTTCCTGTGTTCGTTGTGTACGAGCCTGTTGACAGTACCTCTGGTACAACTAGTGCAGTAAATGTGTCCTGACCAGTCACCATTACTTGGTGTATGGTGCTTAGTCCACAATCTGCGGCATTAACCAGAAGCCCTACAGCATCCGTAGCCGGGTATGCACCCAAGTCTACTAGGATGTCCACGAAATACTCGTCACCTGATACTCTAGGCGATGTCATTCCCTTGTGGTCTTCAAGTATGGTTACTGCGGTTGCCATTCACAACCACCTCACGCAGACTTTAGGTTGGTTATCTTACCTTGTCCCTTGAAGAACGAGCAAGCAGTCTCGCCCATGGTTCTGTACAGACCTGTGTTACCAAGCCTGTCAACACCGAATGGGTTGCCGTTAGCGATACCATCCTCAAAGTATTGAGTAGGCTTCATCACACTCATCCACAGATGGTCTGTGTCCAGAAGAAGGATGTCGCTCAATCCGTTGGTAACTGACGAAGCAGTTGTGGATGGCATGTCCTTTGCTGGTATGATGGGTATGTCGTAGTAGGTTGCTACACGGAAACCGACTTCAGCACCTTTGGGTCCACGGACACCGTTGTGGGTAGGTACAATCTCCTTCCTGTCCATGAACCTCTCTTGGCTCTGTAGTAGGTCCGAGATGTGCTGGATAGTATCGTATCCAGTAATCATTACCTTCGGGTTTCCACCGTTCTGCCTTATCTTCCTAATCATGTCGTTAAGGATGGATAGAGTTAGAACCCTAGCAGATGCGTATGATGTACCGAAGTCAACCTCTGCATCTAGGTAAGTCCTGTCTCCAGTATTGTTTATCACAACATCGTCAACGCTTCCTGCGTCACCACCATCGGCGGCAGACGTAACTTCTCTGTCTGTTCCGAAAATCTTCCTTACTGCAAGGGAGATGTCGGTTACACCAGTATCGTTCTCGCTCCTAGCCGTTATGTTGTCTAGGTACATCTGTCCGATTTCCTCGGCAGATGAGACAATCTTGTGGAGCGAAGTGTAGTTCTCCATAACTCCAGTCTTGTTGCTGTCTGTGATGTCATCTCCGTTGACTGCGCCATCGACATCCGAGTATCGCTCTAGTGGCATCAGAAGCATAACGTTCTGAACCTCTGCGTGGTGCTTACCCATGTCCTCTCTAACGATAGAACGAATGTCACCTACACCGTCATCAATAGCGGCCATCTCCATACCAACCTCTGAGAACTCAAACTTGTGAGCAATCGTCTTAGGGCTGATGTAGAGTTTGGTGTACTCTGGAGATAGAGCAGGGATGTCTGCTAGAGCCTCGTTCTCTGTGACTCCACCTAGTCTGTCTGCTCTAGGGGTTGCAGAACCTGCGGCTCCGCTTCCTACTCCGAAGGCGGCAGAAGCCCCACCGGATGGTCGGCTTCTTAGAACCCTCCAACCAGAGGAAGTGTAAGGTCGCTTTGCCATCATCGAAAGTGCGTTAACTTCCTGATTCAGCATTGACCAAACCTTCTGTCCGTATAGGACTCCGTATAGGTCGGACAATCCAGTGGCGGCAGTAAAGTCTCTGCCACTTGCATCGTGTGGTGTTCCAAATCCTCCGACTACACCTGCGCTCTTTAGTAGTGCATTGCCCTGTGCGCCCCTCATTCCATAGGTTGCGGCTTCAAGGTCTTTCATTGTCTTAATATATCCAGTCATATTTAATCACCCCTCGCTAGGTTGTGTATATCTCCCCATGACAGACCGTGTGCATCCTCAACTGATGTTGGGAAGTTTTCGGGTAAGTCAAAGGCGACTTCCTGTGCCTTGCGAATTTCTTCATCCTTCTCAGTGAGAGACTTTCTCAACTCAGCAAACTCTGCCTTTAGTCCAGCAACGTCTGCGCGAGCATCGTACTCGCTTCTCTCTGCGGCGGATTTCTTCAAAGCAAGTTCCTCTTGGAACCTAGCACCGAAGGTTTTGCTTAGGTTGTCGTAAGCAAGTTTCTCCAATTGCTCTGCTTTGAAAGCCTCGTAAGCCTTCTCTACGTTCTCGGCACTGAGGTCCAAAGTAGAGAAATCAGTCGATTCTAGACCCTTAGAGACTGTGAGTGGTGGAGGTGTTGCTTTGGGTGAACCACCGCTAACAACTTCCTCTCCCGCCTCACCATGTTCTCTTGTGGTGTCCTCATCGAGTGCCTTCTCTTCCTTGTCCTCGTCATCATCCTCTTTGTATGACATGTCGCCCATCAGTTCTTCTTCCATGTCATCGCCTTCATCGGCTTTCATTTCGGATGTTGCCATCTTTTCATCTTCTTCTTCTTCCTTGTTAAGTTGCTCAACCTGCTTCATTAGGCTGTTCAACTCTTCAAGTGCTTTTTCCAGTTTTTCACTCATATTGTTTTTCACCTCCGACTCTTGTTTCAAGATGTCGAATTTCGCTTCCGGGTTGATTCCTTTCTCGCAGATTGTGACTTCATGTAATTCCAACTTATCTATTTCGTTGTATTCTCCATACTCGTCAGATGTTCTCTGCTTCTTAGAAATCGCTTGCCCTCCTATACTAAATGACCTAAGTGTTCCTTTTCGGATGTTTCTAGAGATTTCCTTCGCTTTTTCTATGTCATCTCTCATTTTGATAACGACATAGAATCCAACGTCATCCACACTTGTTTTGTGTAAGATTCCGTTTTTATCACGATATTTCTCTACTACCTCCCCGACTTGAACATTTGAATGGTTTGACATTACATTTCTGTACTTCTTCTCTCCCATGTATTTCTTGACTGCTTCATCCAATGCATCTAGTGTGATAAGGTCGTTTTGCTTGTCAACGATTTCTATTGATGCATATCCTCCTATTACTAATCCGTCAGACTTCAGTATACTAAATTCTCTTTCCTCATTTGCCTTTAGTAGCAGTTCTCCTGATGCTAACACTTTCGACACCTTTTTTTCTTTCTATTTAAGTTAATCTGATTTTTTAGTTGGAAATGACAAATCTGCGTATTTATCTTCTGTAATATCCCAGAGTTTTGTATCATCCTTCATATCCAACATCTCTTGTTTCTTACCTGTCCAGACAATCCAAGTCTTCTTCTCATCTAGAGGTACAACTCTAACGTGGAATCTAGTATCGAACTTGTCACCTTCTAGTTTGTATTCATGGTATCCTTCTTTCTGTACACCTAGTATTAACTTACCAGAATCTATCTCCTTCTTATGTTGACCTAACCGTTTTCCTACAATAGCAGGGAACTTCCCAGACTTACCAAACAAGTCGTATATGTCCTCACTGTTTTCTATATCAATCTCCCAGAAGTTTCTCTTGTCATTAACATCCATGATGAAATCCAAGTTGCCATCTTCTCTCAAGATGATGCTAAACGAACCTGTTTCTCTTTTTTTTAATTCCTCGACATCCTTCTCTAGTACATCTGGTATGGCAGTAAACTTGTTGGGATGATGATATCTCAGACTATCCTGCTTCTTCATCCAAGTCATCAGATTCTCATCGCTACTCTGGAAAACCTCTTCGTATGTCTCTGGGAACTCCTTCTTTACGAAATCAACTATCTTAGGAAAGGCAGTTGGTTTGTTCTTGTATATGTCTATTATCTCATTCTTGATTGCGATTCTTAATTCTGACCTTCTGGTTTTCAACATCCTCTCTAGTTCAGACTTCCACATGTCTAGATTGTACAATGCGTTCTTCTGCATAAGTGAATCACCTTCAAATCCATATATGGTGAAACCATCAAAGTCGCTCTTCAAGATTATCTCAGCAGTACCATGTATGTCATCAGTTATCATATACGACTTCTTTTCATTGGTCTTGTCCTTTATTCCAGTTGTGATATTGAACGGGCTGAGTTGTCGAACCCCAATCATAGCATCTGAAGTCAATGATTTCTTGGTCTTGGTAGATAACTTCTCCAATGTGGATAGTTTGTCTGACTGAGTTACTTCTGGTATCTCTATCACTTTAGCAGAGTAGAGATTGAATCCCTTCTTATTCTTCTTGACTTCATCCACCTTGACTCTAACTATGTCTCCGACACTTACCTTTACCTTGGTGTTGAGTGCCTTACCAACTGAAACATATGCCTTGTCATCCATCTCCGTAGTTGTATAAGTCCTAGCCTCTTCCGCAGTAATCGGGCCTACTCCCATAGTGTAAGTATGCATTCCATTGTTAGTGGATTTCTTATCTAGTACAATAACATCCAAGTCAACGAACTTTTTCCACTTAATCCACTTCGGATTCTTCTTCTTTGTAATTGGATATGTTGACTCCATATCCTTGATTACCACTCCCTCCGATGCAGGTAGTTCCATGATATCCTTCGCATACTCTCCTACTTCCTTGATTGAGTCTGCGACTCTGGTATCTTTCTTCGATGGGAATGCGAGAGAATCAGATGAGTGTTGACTGAATTGGTATAGAAGGATGTTATGTCTCTCTCTCAATGGTTCATCATGAATGTCCTTGCCCTCATGTTGCATTATGTCAAACACATGCGCTCTTAGTTCTCCACCTTTCTTGTTCTTGAAAACATGAGCAATGGTAGAAGCCCGATGTAGTGGTTCATCATCCTCAAACAGAACCAACTCTCCATCTAGTATACAATCCCCGAACTGCTTCTTCCTTAGTTGCTCGACTTGCTTCTCACATTTGTCAGTAATATCCTTCTTGTTGTATGAGTATACCTTGATGTTATCCTTCTTCTTGTGAAGTTGTATTCTCATGCCGTCATACTTCTCTTGAACCAACCACTCTCCAGTAAATCCCTTCAACTCCTTCAAGTCATCTAACTCAAATATCCTGTACATCGGTTTGTTTGGTATGATGAAATCTATTTCCGATTTCTCATCTACACTCTTCTCGTCTTCGCTCTTCTCTAGGTCTAACTCAACTAGATTGTCCCATTGTTCATCTTCGTATACGCCATTGAACATCTTGTCGAGTCGCTTCAATGCTCCCTTGAACTTTGACTTGATTCTGCTTTGGTCTTCATCTTCTGCCCCATAGTGTTCTATGATGTAGAGAGGTATGTCATCCATCTCTAAATCCAATCCCATTGCACCTTGAGTGACATTATCTCCCTCCATGTCGTGTTCTTCCCATATTTTATCGGGAAGTGCATTGGAATGGGAACGTAGTGCATAGTGAATAAATGCAATGAAGAGTCTGTCACTCTCCAATAGGGTGTTTATCACATCCCCTTCAAACTTCTTGGAGAACGGGTCGCTAACTTTCTTGGACTGGAACCTCATGTCCTTGACGGCTTCGTATACCTTCTTGGCTTCTAGAGTGGTTGGGTCTTTAGCAGACTTGTCGAATAGAACCTTCTCTTCTAGATACTTCTTCAATTCCTCAGACAGTTTGTTTAGTGAGTCGAAGTCATCTCTGATTTTATCTATGACTTCGTGCCATTCCTTCTCATACTCTGCTTTGTCCTCTCTGGCTGAAAGATAGGCGTATCGTGTCTTCTCAAAGAAATCAAGAATTGCTCTAGTCAAATCCTCAGTTTCTTTCTCAAACATCAATCCTGTTTCAACCACACAGAACCCACCTTATGCTTGAGTCGGGGCTGGGCCAGTATTGTCACTCATCCTTCTATTGTGTTCCTCTTGACTATGTTGACGCGCCCTAAGTTTGCTTACTTTTCCTAACCCGCGACATAAATCACATGTCTGCATTCCCGGATTCTTACCACCTTTAGCATCACCAAGATACATCTTAACTGGCCGTCCTCCTAAACTTCCACTACCACCGCATTTGGGACAGGCTACCATTTCACCCATGGTTTTCGGATTCATCGGTTCTTCTATTCTATATTTCAAAAGAGTCTTCCATCCCTCAACTGACTTATCGAGATAGATTTTTTCTTCTTCTTCCTCATCTTCTTTATCTAATCTCTCATCTATGTCTGCTTCACTTCTAAACTCGCTATCCATCGAAGGTGCGGAACTTAATACTCTAGGACTACCCTTGATGTCTCTTAGAATCTCATGCATCTTTTCCTCTAGTTCTCTCTTATCTTTTCCTTGCACTCTTTGTATTGCTTGAGTCAATTCATCTAGAAGTCCTTCCAACTGTGGGGACAACTTCTCAAGTGAGTCCAGTCCCTTGCCGAAGTATTCCTTGCTTCCGACATGACCGTATCCAGAGTTGATGTCATCCGTGGATACCGGGTTGTCTACCTTCTCTTCTGCTGGCTTCTTCTTTGGTCTTTTGACCTTGATTTCCTCTCCTATAAGTGGGTCTTTGTTCTCAATGATTCCTAGGTGTTCGGCTTCCTGTATGCTTTCCTTTGCTTTGATTATAGCGGTTCTTACCAGCATCTCGTCTTTGCTTACTCTATCTGGCATCTAACTCATCCTCTCTACCATAGTGTGAATGTCATCCCAATCCATCTTCGCAATTGTATCTCCTGTAGGCAACTCTCCACCTTGAGCCATTGCGGGAGTTGGAGTGTCAACCACAACCATTCCACTCTTCATCAATAGATTATCCTTGTGATAAACTGCATCTTCTAAATTCTTTACCTTGTTTACTAATTCTTTCAATAGTAGCATCATTTCATTGTCTTCTGTCATTTCTTCCCATCTCCTTTCTTCTTTGGATAAATCATATTTCTAATCTGACCGTAGAGAACCTCGTAGTCCTTCCTTAGTTCTGCGGCAGAGGCAACTATTTCTAGGTTCTTCTCATCGAACGATTCTATTTTCTTGTTCAGACTCTCATCGCCCTTCATCATATCCAGTGATTTCATCTCTGTAATCAAGTCACCTAGTTGTGTCATGTCCTTTCCGAAGAACTCAGTAGGTTGAGATGATTGCAATAGTTTCTTGACTCTCTTCTTTTCCTTCGGGTCTAGTTTCTCCAGTATCGGACTAGCCTTTAGAATAGATTGCCAACTCATTTTTTAATTACCTCGGTAGATATGGTTGTCCAAAGACCTCTTCCCTTTGTTTGCTTCTTTCCTCATAAGTTGGTTTAGGTTTGATTTTCTTACGTTCATGTGACATACCTTGCTTTTTGAGTGCTTTCAAATCTTTTATGAATTGAGAAAATGTCTCGTATAATTTGTTATTCTGGTCAACATCATACTTGTATGATTCTAGACCAGACATATTCATGTACGGATTGTCATCATAATATCCTTCTTTCTCTTTCCTTTCTACACGTTTTTGCGCCTGTGTTAATACCTTCTTGTACATAGGCTCTATCGAATCTATCATTTCATTTATTGCATTGAAATCTTCCATATCTTTAGGTGCATACTCTTCTGCTATCTCTCTTTCAAGAGGTGAAACTTTGATTATATCTTCCCAACTCATAACGTCACCTACTCTTCTTCTTTACTAGGCGGAGAGAGAGGCGGTAAATCAAACTCTCTATCGGTGTCGAATGGTATCTCTTCTGTAGTGGCGATATCTTCTACACGTTCTAATGCGACATCAGATATTCTCCTACTCTTCCCTATGTGTCGTAGGACAGCATATAGGAATTCTATCATTTCAATATCAGATGCTAATTCATCTGTCTTACCATCATCATAGTCATTACGCAATTTCTCTATTACCTTGAATAGTAATTTTCTGTAAGTGTTACCTGCGCTACCTCGTAGTGGAAGTTGCTTATCTTCCCCAGATATGAATTGCTTTACTTCCTTCATCATCTCGGACAACGTGTATTCCTTTCTTCTAGGCTTACCCCCTTCTTGGTCGAACCTAGTTAACTTGAAGTCTGGAGTTGAGAATTCTTCTAACTCAGAAAGTATCTGCCCTTGTGTCCTTCTATCGGGAAGTATTCTCTTTTTGTTCTTGTTGAGTATCTCTGGAATTAACTCAAGCGTACTCCTACCTGCGTATGTCTTGTATGCAGGTTCGCCTGTTTTCTTGTTTACCCACCTTTTCGTCTTAGCATCCCACTTGCTATCATTGTAATTTTCTATCAATGCATCTCTTGCTGTTCGGGCCAACTTCTTATTTCCTCTAGTGAGAAACTTTTGTATAAGAATCAGATTGTCTGCGCTTATTTTTGAAAGTGCTTCACCTGCTGTTTTTTCATTGCCTTCTGCATGGTTCTTGAGAATTCTTGCTAGTGTTCTACCAAGTTGGTCTTGTCGCTCTCTCTTTTCCTTGGCTGCTTTCTTTCCCTTTACACCAATTCCAGCAGTAACATCCAAAACCTCGCTCTCCAAGGTAGGTGCTTGTTCGACAGATAGGATGTTGAATACTTCATCGAAGAAGTTCTTTACTCTTTGATAGAGTTCTGAGACTTTCCCGGCAACTGGGCCAGTTCTTCTAGTGACCTTGCTACCAATCTTCTGCTTGGGTTGGTCTTTACCCGGTTCTGGAGCATCTCTCAACATAGCCTCTCTGATGTCCTCTCTTTCCTTTGGTGTCTCACCAAGCATCTCAAGCAGTTTCTTATCCGCATTCAATTTGTTGAAAGTCCAAGTCCTTTCGACTATGGTTCCTTCTTCTGTAGTGTTGTGTGTATCAGATACTTCCTTTGTTTCTTCCTCAGAAGACAGTCCTAGGTCACTTGCATATTTCTTGAGTCTTCTTGTGCTGATGCCGGGTACTCGGAAATCATCTCCAGTAGGTGCTTGAACGGTTATCTCCCTAGTTGGGGTTTTCTCTTCATCATCACCTTCTATCGTCATCGTGTGTGGTTCTCTCTTTCTTTGGAATAGGAGAATCTCTGGAATCTTTCCTCCTGCCTCATCGAACTTGTCAAGGAGCGTTCTCATTACTGACATGTCTTCCTGTGTATATTTCTCGGAAGTCTTAGGCATCTGCATGGGAATTGGTTTTCCTTCCTCATCTGTTCCCCTTTCCTCTCTCTGTCTTGCAGATTCTCGTTCTTGCTCGGATACCTCTGCGTCTGTGAGTTCTCTTGGTTCTTGGTAACCAACCCCCTTCAATGCCTCAGATACTGCCTTGTCATAATCCTTGACAACTGCTTGGAATTGTCTTCGATGTTGACTTCTAAGTTTACCTCGACCACCAGCCTCCTTGAATTCCTTTCCAGTTGGTCGCATTCGTTGAGAAGTTGGCCCACCAGTTACCATGATGTTTCTAGTGAATGGGTTCTTGATACCTAATTCAACTGCAATTCCATCAGCACTCTCTTCTGCCGTAAACAGATTTCTTGTCCAAGAATCTAATCCGCCCATGATATCGTCTGAATACCAAACCCAAACTTGTAGCCACGAATCATCTATGTCCTTTCCTAAACTATCATAGGCACTTTCTATCTCACGCTGACTGATTCTTTCTCTTTCCTTATCCTTTTGTTTGTATCCAACTTGACCGAATAACACTCTTGTTTCTGGTGGTTTAACCTTCTTCTTCGGTTTCTCTTCTGGTTTCTTTTCTTCGGGTCGTTCGGCTCTTTGCTCATATGTACCATCATCCTTGATACCTAACATTTCTCTCAAACGTGCCGCATCATCTTCCGCGTCTTTCCTTAGAATATCCATGAAAGACAACTTGCTCACCTCAGAATGGTATGTTTTCCTTTCTTCCCTTGCTTTTCTTAGGTAGTATAACGACATCTGGAATCTCGGAAGCATTAGGTATCTTCTTCTCGACAGTAGAATCCTTGTCGATGCCTACACCAAGAGAGTAGTCTCTACTCTTGTTCTTCTCGATGCGAGCATCATGCTCGTTCTTCTGCGCTATCCTTGCTTGCTTCAGTTCTCTTTCCAGTTCCCTTACTCCTTTTTCTTCACTCATCTTTCTCACCTTTGTCCTTAACTGCGTCTTTCATTGATTCTTTCTTGTCGCCGTCATCATCTATGTCAATGTAATCAGGCTTGATATTCTTTCTTAGTATTTCTTTCCATTCCATATTCCTTCCTCCACAAATAATCTAATTCTTTCATCTGTCTCTTCATTTAGTTTGTCAATTTCTTCTTTCCATTTTCTTGCGACTTCAAGCAATCTGCTCAACCGACTCGCCTCTCTGTCCTTTTATCCACGTTTTCATTACCTGCTTCTCTAGGTAATCCGCTAAATCTCTTGTCTGGACCTTTGTTCATAGATGGCTTGTTTCTCGATTTTACCTCTGCGGGTTGACCTGCCTCTGCCATTGTTGGCTTGTTTCCAGACTCCATCATCTGTCCTAGTTGTGATTGGTCAATGTTAGTACCTGCGTATGGGTCTAGTTCTATTGGTGCATCTCCATCACCCTTAGCACCTTCTTGTTCTTTTGGCTCTGGCTTGAAGTAGTTGAATCTACCTTCATCATCCATGTCAACCTCAAATCCTAGATTCTTAATTGCCGCCGCAACGTTAACCTCAATCTCCCTCTTCCTCAACTTAGCAATTTCATCCTCTTCTTCGGAAGGTGGTAACTTGAGAGTCCAGTCTGTAATTCCAAACTGCTTGACCATGAAGGGAAACACATAGTTGTTCCAGATAGTTTGAGCCATCTCTACTGCTCGATTGGTAACTAGTATCTGCATACCCTCGTTGTTCAATCCACCACTTGCGGAATTGTCTGCCATGAAGATTTTACTCACACCGTAGAATGCTGAGATTCTATCACGTAGTTCGTCTTTGACGGCAATGTAATCCATCTCCTTCAAACTGTCCATGAATTTGACCCACTCTACAGAGCCTTTGCCGTTCTCTGCTTCTACGCCCATGACTGGAATAAAGTGAGGGTCAACTTCCATCTTCTCCTTTACACTACGCCAGAACGACTTCATCGAATCTATGTTTCTGGTTTGTACTGCCAACAATCCTCTTGGCATTCTAGCCTTGGTGTATGATGAGTTAACGTAGTTCTCCATTGCCATCAAGGTCGTTACCATGTTCCAGAGAGTAAGAATCGGTGAGACACCATACAGCCTAGATGGTGAATACTTGCTGAAGTGTACAACCTCTCCTTCTATGAAATACTGCTCTTCACCATTTGCCCTGTTAACATAATGAACAGGATGTAAAGCAGAATTACAGTGTTCGCAAAGGTCGGATGCTTCTTCGGAAATGTGATTCCTGTGTTTTAGACATGTGAATCCCTTTACTCCCCTTTCACCAACCTCATTTGAATAGATGTGCATAGTTACAGGGTCACCTCGATACAATTCCTTTATTCTGTGCATCTTGATACAATTTGTGTTATCCATGTAGTATTCCTTTACTAGCACTAAGTATGCATCATCCATTATGTTCAAGTCATCCTCTAGTTCTTTCAGAACGTCAATGAATAATTGTTCGGACTTGTTGACATATCCTTCTAGAAATTTATGAGCATAATCTAATTGTGCTTTGTCTGGCTTCTGTAAGTTTGCAGAACCACATGACTTACATTCCTTGACTGGACTCTCATGCTTCTCACCACAATCACCACACTTGAGAACAAATGCTTCTTCCCACTTGTATCCCCTTCGGAATATCTCTTGCTTTAGTTGGGTGATGCAAGTCCTAACTATTGTGGATTGCTTTGCTAGTGAGTATATGACTGGACTCGTTAGAAAATAAGATGTGTCTTTTTCTTGAATTCCCGGATTGTATATTGTCCTGTCCTGTGGTTTAGGTGTTGATTGCCTAAACAAATTGAATATGCTGAATCTTCTCTTTTCTTCTGTCATGTCACTCCTTCTCCATTACTTTGTGTTCAAACAGATAATCCGATGCATCATCTACTGAACTCCATTCATCTTCGGATAAATCATGCTCTTCAGCAATCTCTTCCAAGTCGTCTATGGCATCATCCACATCAGACGACTTCAAGATACCTTCTATCTTATCCATTTCGTTCATCTTAGAATTGCCATAGAGTTTCTCTATGCTATTGACATCAATATCAAACTCTGACCAGTTAAAGCCAACGTGGTCTTTGTGGTTCTCGTACTTCATCAACTTGAATAGTTCCTCTTTTCTTGCCTTGTACCAATCAGCCTTCTTGTGAGACTTCTTCATTCTTACTAACTCAAGAAGTATCTCCGCATTGCCCTTCTTCATCTTGAAGTGTGGAAGACACTTTGTTAGCAACTCTGTGACATCAGCCGCAGAGTAGAAGTTCAGCCTGTTCACTGGTCTGGTATTCTGTGGTGATTTCTGGTCTAGATGTAATCTACCGCACCCAAGGGATTTATGCATCTCCATCATGAATGCCTTTCCCCTATCTCCTGTAGCAACCAATCCAACTCTAGGATTGAAGTTCCTATCCATTGTAATGTATCCATCCGAATCTATGAAAGCGGCAGTATAGGCATAGATGTCTTTCTTGATATCATCTGATAACTTGTAGAATGCACCATCCACCTGTGTTATGTTATTGACCTTCGCTATCTTTGAGATGATAGTTGGACTAGATTTCTTGAATAGATTCTTAGGGAGTCTCTCATGTATTTGTCTAGAAGAAATACCGGGTTCCTCTGAAACCGACTTTACTATGTGGTCTGCTAGAACATCCTTCTGATTCTCACGATGAATATGATTCTTGATAATCTGCTTGAACTCTCTCTTGGATGCAGTCATCGACTTGCTTAACTCTCCATATCCCTTCTGATATTCTACCATGTTGAAGTCTTGCCTGTCTTCCCAATACTTACAAAGAACATCTACCAATTTTCTTCTAGTAGTAACATCTTGAATCTTTGATAGTTTCAAGAGATTGTCCTCACTACAGTTCATCTCCTTGAGTACGGGCTTGTACTTTGCTATCCAATAGATTTCATCTATTGATTTGTCTAAGTGGTCTGAATACGCTTCAATCAAACCATCAATTGATTTTGTGATAGCCAGCCTTGGTTCTCCTTTCAATGACCTTCTGTACTTTCTGAGACTCTTAATCATCTGAGGAATGTCCTGTCCCTCTATCTCATACTTGTTAACTGAATTCTTCAGCATCTTCTTTGCATCTGTTAGTGATATCTCAAACTCCCTAGCAAAATTTTTCTCGATGGAGAAGTGGTCATCTAGTGAAACTGTGAGAAGCCATTGCTTCTGAGTTCCATCCAAGTCGTCAATTAGAGTCTGTTGCTCTTGCTCCAACTCTTCTTGCTCATCAGCGAGTTGTGCCGCTTCTCTGAATTTATCACCTTTAACACCCATTTTTTCACCCCCTAGAAGTTCAACCCAAGTATTCCGTTACGGGGATTGTTAATTGTTGTTGTGGGGTCTTCAAAGATGTCCATGTCATCTAATAGCATGAAAACCTCACCTTGATGTTGTGATGCGGCATTGGCTAGAGCGAGGCTCATAACCAAGTCATCGTGCGCTCCCACACCTTCAAACTTACCAGAGTGAGTAATGGAGAACATAGACAGTTCCTCTACTATCATGTTGCTAATCCGTCTACTTGCGGCATCAGCATACGGTAAATGCAACTTTTCATTTTCTATATTCATCTGCAATGCAAGAATTATCTCTTGCTTGTTCTTTCTAGTTGTATTGAAATCTCTTATGTTCAAGTCGGAGATGCTTCTCAACTCCTGCGTAAATGCTTTGGCAAATGTATTCGTTTCATAGAGAATCTCTTCTGGTTGGAATATCTGTCCAATCAATCTTATCTTCTCTATGTTCTCTCTGAACTCAACGTTCTTCGCTCTGTCAACATGAACGATTATCTTGTTCTTATTCTCATCGACCTCTAGAACTGTGATGACGTTATAATCACCATCTGTTGATATTGCAGGGTCAACACCAACGTAATACTTGTAGCCTTTGTCTTTCCTATTTCCTAGTTTTAACACGTAGTCCTTGTTCTTACATTTCTCTACAAATTCGGGATTGAATAATGCAGTTCCAGTGGAAATGGGGACACAAAGGTACTCCCTTGTAAATTTCAAAGAACCTATCTCAGCCTTCCTTTGCATAAGAGCATCATAGTCCCAACGCTCCGGCCACAATGGTTCATTCAAGGAATTCAAACACGGATACTTTCTAACAGTGTATGCTTCATTATCCTCTAACTGTGCAAAGATATCTGTGTATGTGAAAGGCGTACCAATCATTCTGAGATTAGAAGTATGGTGTAGTGTAGGTATCATGTCACCGAAGAACCAATCAGTTACTCTTTGGATAGCAGATAGGCTGAACTCCTTCAAGGGGTCGTCAATGATGATTTCCTGTGGGTGAAGACCACGAATCTGAGAACCAACGGAACGCTCTAGAATCGCGTTGCCATTGGTTAGTTGAATGTTACCAATAGCCCATCCTCTACTCGGTCTAAATTTCTTAAGTGATGGATGATTGAAGTATCTGTCAATCTCCCTCATGTGAACTAGAGTCTGCTTCTGGTTCGATGAGATGTATAGCATCTGATATGGCGGCTCTTGGAAGACTAGATTCCATACCACCCAACAATGCATGAAGACAGACTTGCCGTGGTCACGACTACATACAATGACTGTTCTATCTGTACCTTGCATGGTTTCCAACCACTCTTCCATGTACTTCGGAAACATCATTCCCAAAACATTCTGGAAGAAGTAGGGAAACGATGTCTTGGATATCTCCATATCCATCTCTGAAACGAAATCTAAACCTTCCATATCAGACATGTCTTCTCAACACCTGCATCCACTTTGACACACCCCAATCATCTACGTTATCTAGATGCGCGATTCGCTCATTCATGAACGCCAAGACATCATCTGGAATTACCTCATCAGTTTCTGGCTTGTCCAATGTAAGTCCAGATTTTTGTCTCATGGTAGAGAAACCTGCGATTCTTGGCATTCCACGAATTCCTTCTAATGCCTTCTCTCGTATACCTCTCATTAATCCCCTACCTCGATAGTCGGGATGTGTCTTTGCCCCACCGAAGTATGCGTATGGTTTACCTTCCTTCCCCTCTCTAACTGCATGACCTATTACAGATACGAGTCTGCTCTTGTCACCTTCTCTCACGATTGTCCCAAACCAGTTTTCTACTGGATACTTCCACTTGTCATTAGAACGCATCTCATGTTGCATGTCTGGATTACTTGCATCCCACAATTCCTTCATGTCTTCCTCTGAGCCAATCTGAACATCTACCTGTTCTTGTCCTTGGGACAAATCTCTCAGTCTTGGATGGAACTTTCTAATCAACTAATCACCTGAAATTCGCTTTGAGATAATAGACACTATCAGAAGGAACTCCATATTTCTTAGCAAGTGACTCCATAGAATCAAATTCATTGACAATGTTCTCAATCTCTACTGCTGAGATGTCTACATTGTAAGACTTCACTAGCGTATCTTGTGCCTTGGCTATATGTCCGAAGTCATCTAGATTGGATGTTCCATAGTAAATTGGCTTACCTAGCATCTTTCTTATCCCATCATGTGCGGCAAGAACCCTCATCTCTTCAATGCTCTTCGTAATGTTGAATCTCTCTCTGATTTCATTGAAGACCTGTAGTGCCTCTCTAAGTTCCGAGTCATCACTACCTCTTCCCTTTTCTCTCAAGTATCTACCCTTGTCACTACCAGTGCCACTCTTGGAACCCTTGCCAGAACCTCCGGCATTTCTCCTAACATGGTTAACAAATGAGATGAAGGGTGCGGCGGCTTTCCTTGGATTCTCCTTGTGTCTATCCTTCCATACTCTTGCAGGGGTATTCCAGAGAAGTATGTCCTCATAGCCATCGACATTGTTTCTCTTTGCCATATGGAAGAAGTACGAACCTAACTCTTCTTTCATTCTCTCCCCTAATGTCGATTTAGGACTTTGACCGAATACTCTAATCATTACATCCTTTTGTAAGTCTACTATTATACTCTTGAAGCCTTTCGCGTTTTCTGCGAAACTTGGTTCGGATAGGGTCTTCAAGACATCAGCGAAATCAATGATGTCTTCTCTATCAACGAACGTTCCATCTTCCTTCTCCTTCGCCATGACTGCGAACAGTCCATCATCTACCATTCCCTTCGTCAATGCACCAAACACACCCCCACTTGTTTGCTCACTAATGAATGAACTGTCATCATCGAAAGGCATGTACATTCCCTCAATGGGTATGACATAATAATCAATGACTGCATCTAGCAAGTCATCGAATTCTCTTCTCACGGTTTGTATGTCGTTGAGATAGGATTCGTCATTGCTTCTGGCTGGGAAGATGGAGTCTATTCCCATTGGGTCTGTAGTAATTGCTTGTTGACTGGTCTTCGTTCTAACGCTACTTGATGGCCCAGACCTTCTATCTCCCTTCTCCACGAACGATGCCATGAGTTCCAAGAATTGGCTAATGTTCTTCTTGTTAGTTTCCAGTCTTCTAGGAGATACTGCTTCTATGATTCTGAACAGAGCCTTGCCCTTTGATTCCCTGCTCTTTCCTAGTATTATTTCTTCTAGGGTAGCAGATAGTGGAAGGTAGTATATCTGTCTAGTATCTCCTTGTGTAGCGACCTTGGAAAGAGACTCTATCCAATCGGTAATCCTTTCATCGTAATCCAAGTCCAAACCGAAGATGTTGGTTTCCAATCCTATCTTGAGTTTGTTTAGTTCGCGCTCTAAGATGGCGGTGTTCTTGAACGCGCTACCATCCTTGGAGAATGCATATGCGAATAATGGGTCAACATCTTCTGCCAATGCGTCAAAGTCAAACTTTTCTTTGGCTTCTATCAACTCATCTATTTCTCTAACTGTTTCCCCTATACTCTCAAGGTATCTTGCTTTCTCAGACTGTCTTGCCAACCTGTACTGTGCGCCCGCGTCTTCGATAGGTCTTTTGCCGTCAGTACCTATCTCGGTTCTTGCTGATGCAGAAGTAGTCTCATCTTCTCCTTGTCCTCTCTGAGTCACAGTAGTTCTTGTTTCATCTCTCTCTACCGCACCTATTTCCAGAAGTCTCTCTCGTAGAGTCTCCATGTCCAACTCGGTCTTTGACCCTGTATCTACTAGATTCATCTCTCGTAGGAATGTATCGAAGAGAGTCCTCACCTTATCAGATGAATCTTTAGCGGCGGCTTGCATAGGTGATGCCTTGAATGGCAAGACGTAATTCATACCATCATCATATGCAGATTCAAATTTAGCATCAAACTCAAGGTACTCATCTATCAGTTCACTCAGAGGCTCATTCAGATTCTCCCCTTCGCCAATGAGGATATCCTTGTGCTTGAGGAAAGCCTTTCTCAAATCATCATACTTGGTTTGAAGATTCTTGAAGTCCTTGGTGGCTACTCCTTCCCAATACTTGTAAATCTCATCTCTGCTCTCAAGGTCTGCTAGGTTCAAGTCACCAATGAGATATTCACCAGATATACTTGCTCTGGTAATTTTGATATCTGCTTCCTCATCCTCTTCTATGAATTGTCTAATCTGATTTGTCAGGGGTTCCAACTGAGATGAAGTCTGGTCTTCCATAACTCGTAGATGTTGCCTTGCCTGTGTCTTGTCCTCTGGTCTGTATACAAAACCACTAGCATCCCTCTCACCTTGCATTACCTGCTTTCTTTCTGAAACGCTCATTGGTTTGCTAGAAACCAAATTGATGAACCTACCAAGAACTCTTGTGACTGCTTGTACATCTCCCTCAAATGAACTTGTCAAATCTCCTGCCTTCATTCCCTTTTCGCCAGATAACTGAGTAACTGCATATCTCAGTTGTTCTTCAAAGAGGCTCTTACCAATATTCGTTCCACGTAAGGTAGTTTTCAAAAGTGGCCTAATCGCATCTTTGAAGTCATCGAACAAAAGTCCCTTTGATTGTATATCTCTCACAGTTTCTCCAATATGTGGCTGAACGGTGTAATCCCCATCAACAGAGAGAATCAGTTTGCTCTCATCCTTCTTCGTGGAAGTAAAGCCATTGCTATCATCTATAAGATATCTGTAAAGTAGGTCTTTTTCCCTCTTATATTCCCTTTTCTTATTCTCCATGAGAACATCTAGTTCACCGTCTATCTGTTCACCAATCTGGGCTTGGAATACTGAATCTAGATTGTCACCAGTCAACTCTTGTCCTTTTGGCAAATCTTGCTTGATGTTCCTAGGATTATACTTGCTACCGCCTTCCAGATACTCCTTCCCTATCTGAGCGAGATAAAAATCCTCAATTTCATCCATTGAGGACTTCAACCACATAGCAAACTCTGATTCATCAACCGTCATACTGCCACCTGCGTCTTCAGCCAACTAGCCATGTTAAATTGTCCTTTTGTTGGATATTTTTGTGGATTTGCCAAAATTCTATTCATCTTTATGCGAAGCATTTCTAAAAATTTGCTTCTGATGGTCGAATACTTGCTACTTAATGCAGTCTCAAGTGCTTCCTTCTTCTCTTCCACTTCTTTCCTGTTCTGTTCGATGATTTCCGCATTGGTATCTTCATCATCACCTTCGTCTGCTACGAATTGCAAGAATCCAAAGTAATCCTTAGCGGCTTGCTCGACTTCCTTGCTTTGTAGGGTTGCCTTCTCCAAAGTAGATAGAACTACGATAATCTTACCAAGACTCAGACTCGTTGGGTCACTCTCCTTGATATTCCTCTTTATCTTCTTCCAGTACCTAGTTGGAACCGTGGTTGTTCCCTCAAAAGTTCTTGCGCCCCTTGAACCAGTCTTATCTAGTAAGTTCAATGCCTCTTGAGCCATTTTTTCTCTCTGAGACTCGACTGATTCAGAAAAAAGAGCAGAAATTGCGTCTTTGTCTTCTTCGATGGTGTTTGCTTCTGGATTTAGAACGTATCTTCCGCCCTCTCCGCTTTTTTCCATCTTTTTCAGTGCTTTTTGCATTGGAGAAAGGAACTCAAACACCTCATCTCTCGATTTACCTTCCAAAACATGTGAAAATTCAGAATTTTTCAATTTTCGCAGGGAAGAACGGCTAATGGACTCGGTATCTATCTCACTTTCATCTAAAATCAGTGCTTCGTAGTCATTTTCTGGTATCGAGAACCTCTGAGACTCGACCATTGCTTTGAATTCATTCAAACGAGGCGTATTTTTACTCAATTGCTGTAAAAACTTCTTTTTATCGGTGATATTTTCTCCGAAGAGCCTTGCAAGAGCCGAAAGTCCCTCTCCTTCTGGGTTGTTCTCATATTCTCTCTTCAAATTGGCAAAAACATTGTTCTCTGCCCTACTTTTCCTACCGATATTGTCAATATTACCTAGTTGCTCATTCTCTAGGATGTAAATCATACCCGGAGACAGGATTTTGTCTCTAATGAATATGTCATTGAAGAAATCATCCTTACCTGCTAATGACAACCCCTTCCTAAATGGCAAAAACTCAGTTCTACCTGCAAATTTGGAACTTCTACCAGAAGAGCCTACCTTGTTGCCTACTTCCTCCAAGTATCGTACTGCGAACTGTCCTGTGATGTCACCAACCTGCTGACTCTCTGCTTGCATCGCTTCTGAGAAACCCGCTTTCTCAAACAGGGCAGTTATTTCCTCGTTCGCTAGTTCCTCTACCTTATCCAACAGTTCGTCATTCTTGTTCTCCCATGCTCTTAGGTCTTTCAAGAATCGGTGATACTTTTGTTGTCCAGTATCTAGTTTCTCTTCAAGTGCTTGCTTCATTCTATCTACAAGAGGTTGAGTGTCTCCATTGACGAACTTCCTAGCAAGTTGGGATACCTCTGGAGATATCGTTCTACCACCACTAGTTAGACTCTTTATCGCATCCATCGCCTGTTTGTAGTTGGCTCTCCACTCATCATCCATCAGCATATCTTCATCGTTATACTCTAAGAATTCCTCATCGCTCATGTCGTTGAACTTGCTCATCTCTCCTACCAAGACTCTCTTTACAGAACGAAGGTCAAGCATCCTGTCCTTTATTGCTTGAATGAATTGTGCATCATCTAGTAACTTGACATCACGCTTTTCCTTTGGGTCTTCTTGTGGCCCATATCTGAAAGACCTACGTTCAAGGCCACTAAGCACACTGAAGATTTTGGCTTTCGTGGAACTCTTTCTCCAACTGTTAACTGATTTGGCAGGGTCAACCTTCTTGGGGGTTTTCTCAGATTCTATATCTGCCCTAAGTAGGTCTTGCCATGACATATCTATTCCTGCCTTGACTTCTTATTCCTTTCTTTTATTCTAGCCAGAAGTTCCGCTTCATTCTCTTTGGTTCTCTTGGCGGCTTCTTCATCTTGACCTGTAGATGGCGTTGTAGATACTCTCTCCTGTGGTGTCTTAGACTCCCCCATGACATGTCTCACGTATTGTTGAATTTCATCCTCAGTTAACGGTTCTGGTCGCACAGCAATCCCTAATCTCTTTGCATCTTCCCTAAAGTTACCACTAGGTACGAAATCCTTTGGCAATTCTTTTTTCTTTATCACTTCTTTCCATTTCATCTGTATATCTCTCCTTGGTTATACCATGTCTCAAAATCTATCTTAGTTGTAAATATCATTCTATGTACTCACCTTTGACTTTCTCATATACTCTACGAACCTCTTCCTCATTCTCATACTCACCGTTAGGATACATAGTTACGGGGTTAATAGCGTAATCTGCTACTTCTTCGTCTGACATCGTTCTCCACGTATCTTCTATCTCCTTGGCATCCTTAACAGGGTCCAATTTTTCCATATACTCTATGAATTCATAGAATTCCTTTGCCTCTTCTGCTCTACTACCGTCTTCAACAGGACTTTCATACCTTCTAGCAAACACATACAAGTCGTATATGAAAGCCTTGTATATCTCTCTGAGCATTTCATTTAGTGAAATTTCCTCCGCTTTCAGAATATCTTTCCAACTCATTGTAACTTATCCTCCATCTGCTTCCTCACATCCAACCATACATCTGGATGGTTCTGTGCTAGAACCTCCTTGATTACTTGCATCTGGTGAACGATAACTGTGTCTTGCCTCTTGTGAACCAACTTGCCCTTGAACTCCATGAGGTACTTGAGGCTCTCACGAATCTCCTTTGCCAACTTGGTTAGAGAGTCAATGTACTTCGGGTCAAGTGCATCCTGTGCGAACAACTCATCCACCTTGGCCTCAAGCCTGTTGATGTTGTTGCTTAGAGTATCTATCTCATTGACTTCCTTCTGTGCAATTAGGTTCGCCGCAGATTGTTGTACCAATGGTTGTAGGTGATGTGTCATGTGCCTGAACACTTGGTCGTCTGTGCAACCTAGGAAATCAGCAACCTCAGACGGTGATATTTCGCCAGAGTGAATTCTCGTTTCCAACTCAGAGCGACTCTCGGAAGTGCATAGTACACACTTTGGATTCGCAGACTTGGTGTATCCTGTCATGTGGTTCCTCTGGTGTTTGGCAGATGTCCCACTAGGCCAGTTCTCCAATCTATCTAACTCATCAGCAGTAATTACCATGTCATCTAGGTCTGCCTCAAGTTGGTCACGATTCTCATGTTGGCAGAGTTGACATCGCTTTCTGGTAATCATGTAATCACTCTGTCTTCAATGTATTGAACCACTCACTCTTGTTCATGCTAGTTTCCATTTCGTCATCGGCTTCCTCTTCTGGGTCAACCGTGAATTCCTTTCCTCTTGTTCTGGGTTCTCCAGTCTCTGGGTCTGGTGGCCCTTGTGACATGTTAGGTGCAGGTGCGGGTGTCTGTGGAATCATTGGCATTCCTATTCCCATTGAAGCAGGGTCCATTCCAGACATGTCCATTGGAGGTGGCGCACCCGGAGGTTCTGCTAGTGGTGGAACAGGCGGTTGCTTGTTCACTCGGTAGTGGTCGTTCTCTTGGTCTGGGTCTACTCCTTTTCTCATTTCTTGTTCCTCCGTGTTAGATGGATTATATCTATCTCCGTACATTAATCGGCTAAACCAATTACTTGCGGCAGATGACTTTCTTCCTCTCTTTGTTGGCATGGGAAGTGCCTTACCTGTCTTTAGGTCGTTAATTCCTCCACTATACAGGTTCTCTATTTGATTCTCAATGGCTCTAATCTGACCATCGCTTAAGCCTTCCAATTTGTCTGGGTTGCTTAGTGTAGCCTCTAATTCTTGAATCTGTGATATAACTTTCTCATCTTCAGCAGTTATGTTCATCTTATCCTTGTCTTTCTTAGAACCGTCTGGATTGATGTTTCTAGTTAGGAAACTCCTTGCTCTAGCATCCGTAGCATAATCTCCCATCTCTGATTGTATCCTAGATTGTTTAGCCTGATTTTCTTCGCTGAGTTGTTGACCACTTGCTAATCTAGTCGCAGGGTCTGCTACTCTCTGTCCTATCGCACTAGCATATCTTGCCGCCTGTTCTCTCCCCGGTTTAGTAATCCTATCTGCCGCACCGCCAGTTACTGTGTTTACTGTCGAAGCAATATTACTAGGGCGCATAGCATCCATGGCACTCCCGATTGCTGGAATTACCTTGCCGGGTAAACTTGCGACATTTGATACTGTTTGCATGTTTGGTAGTGAAGGTTCACCTAGTAACCGAGAGGCTTGTTGTCCTATCTTGGCCTTAGCACCTTCCATTAATTTACGTTTATTAGCCGCTTCAATCTCTTTCTGTCTTGCTAGTTCTACTTGTTTCTTTTGTTTCGCGGCCTCGGCTTTTGCTCTAGCCGCTTCTGTCTGGGCTTGTTGTTGTGCAAAGAACGCGAAGTTGTCATCTTGCATTTTACCTCGTTCCTCATCAGTTTGCTTTAACACAGCCGTCCAACTCATTTTCTACCACCGCCACCACAGTATGGACATACGGTGATTGCAAGATTCTCTCTTGATATCTTCATATCACAGCAAGTTAACATTTGAGAATTTCCTCCCATGACTTCTTCATGTTCTTCTCCCCATCCTTCTTCTGCTTGTATTCCTCTGCTCTCTGTCGAGATGCTTGTTGCGCTCTCTCCTGCTTCAAGGATACGAACAGGTATAGCGTGTCTGCACCTGTACCTAGTTTCGGCAAGTCGTTATCTAGAACCAGATTCGCCTTCTTCATGAAATGGAACATCAGTCTGTTGACCTGCTTCCTAGCAGGGAATGATATCCAGATAAAATCTAATTCTATGTTCTCCCTCAGACCTGCTAGTTCTTGCGCTTCGTCACTCTCACCATCTGTGGGTATGGGGTTTCTCTCAAACTCGCTTGCTACCTCAGACCAGTTCAAGGTTCCAGACCTGCGAACGTACTTGCTCTGTCTCTTCTGGGATTTGATGTCGTCAATTATCTCGTTGGCTATGTCCTCTACGCCATCTAGTTTGACTGCTTTCTGCCAACTGCCCTTACCTGCCGTTGACTGAATCTTGATTCTGTTCTGCTTGGGTATTCCACCACCCGCACCTGTTGACTTGCCCCATGACTCCCTTAGTTCCTTGACAATTGTATACAGGCTTTCACTCTTGAATTCACCAGTACCATCACCATACATGGCTTGCCACATAGGAGGCTTTGCTTGCCCTTTGGTGGGTTTGTACCAATCTTCTGGCGCGGCCTTTCCCCAATTTCTTCCCTCAAACTGGTCACCAAGAGCATCTGCCCTCGTATCTATCCTATCCACATACTCCGGGGTAACGTAGTGTCCGTAAACTGGCTCGGTGTCTATGGTAATTCCAGCATCATTGAAATCTGTGGGATTACTGAACATCACGTTCTGTGGATTGAGATTGCTTTCTGACCTATCTACCTCTTTCATCAATGCTTCCAGTTTCTTCAGCGCGGTAAGGTTCTGTCCGGGCAGACTCTTACCCGGTTTTGACAGTTTATCCAGAACATCGAGCATGGCACTACCGCTTCTCTCACCAGTACCTTGGGGGCCGCCTCCCTTCGTTCTACCTGTGATTCCATGAGCCTCTATTATCTTCAGGAGATTGTCTCCACTTGCTACGAATAACTTGTCACCGGAGAGACTCTTTGCGGCATTCTTCCACTTCTTCAACCGCTTGGCTAAATCGTTCAATCCGCCGGGTAGCGGAACCATCACTATTTGCCCGCTTGCATCAGTTATGGGGATTAACTCAGCCTTCCTTATCTCGCCGTTTCCTGCGCTTCTTTTTCTTGTTCGCAATTGAGTAGCCCCCCGTTTTATTGTTGAATAATGCACTTGTTCCAGAAGAGGTGCTTGTGACAGCACCCGCCATTCTGAGTATGTCAAACCATGCCTCGTTATTCATTCTTGTCTTTGAGGGTGCTTTTGACATCTTATCACCTGTTAGTTGGTAGAGCAAACAAAGATTCTCAAAAATTGGGCCGTAATTTTTGTGCCACTAGCGAAATTTTACCTTCCTACCTTGCCCCATTCCCAAGATAAGGTTCACCTTCTAGGTAGAAATTAATATTCACCTAGTTTAGTTTGCTTCAAGTTACCTCCTTCTTCTACTCCCTTCGCGGGAACTACCTTTGGATTGCGTCTTTTTATCTCTTTTACCTGTTCTTCCGATAACGCAGTATCTAGGAGTTCTTGGGGCAAGGTAGTTTGTTCTTTTGTATGGGTAGCCCGTTTTTTATTGCTACCTTTTTTACCCGCTTCATCATCTTGCTTGATAATGTTAAACCAAGATGAGTTAGATACCATTGGTAGGCCCGAAACTTACCAATTAGATTAACCTTGGCCCACCATTTTCTATCTACCTAAGAAAAAAATTTGAACTGCAAAGCCATATGGTTGTAGGATACTTTGTTAGGATAATCATACCTGATGGGAGGGGAGAGAAGATTACCTATCTTCCCTCCGCCTCCTTTGCGAGTCTCTCTGCTTCCCTGTCCAGTAATACTTGGTGCTTCTCTGAAATGGGCCAGTGAGGATACTGTGATGCGAGCCTTTGAGCAAACCAGAGGTTAACCTTGGACTCTTGGACCTTGCCTCTTTTGTCCTCAAAGCGGGTTCTCCAAGAAGCATACCTGTTCCAGTACGCCCTTTGTCCTTGTTTCCTACTGATGGTGTCTCCTGCCTTACCTTCAACTACTTCCTTGTGTCTGTTAGACCAAGTGTTAGTGTTTCTGCCTTTGATGGTAGGTTTATCTTCTGCGTAGTCAAACTCAGGATTGTAAGTCATCAGGGTTGACCTCCCTTTGAGAACTGCCAACCGTTTCCTATCCTCTCTTCTAAGTCTTCCATCTTAGTTTCCATCCAGATAAGACTCTCAATCCATCCACAGTGAATGTAGTAATCGTTAGGCAACGGGTTTCGTGTTGTACCTGTCTTTATCCTATGCTCGATTATACTATCCATCATCATTCGGATGTCACTCTTAGCAATCTCTATTTCATCACACATTATTTCTAGATTAGTTCTCCTAGTTTTGTTCATGTCTGTATCTGGCAATGCGAGATGATAAGGTGAGTTGACAAAGTTACTACCATATGGTATTGTACACTTTGCTCTGGACAAGCACCTGAAGTTTGTCGGGGGAAGGAGTTTAATTGCTGAATTTGCGAGTTAATTCAATGTTCAAGGACAGCAATCTCCAACCCCCGACTAGGAGTTTATCTATAGGACATCCGGAAGGTAGAGGTTCACCTAGAATGTGTTAAGCAGGAATTTCGGAATCACGCTTTTCGCGTACCTTAGTCTTACCATCGAATACTTCTCTCAACCCAACTAATTGCCTAGGGTAAGTTGGTTGTTAGCGAGGGCTATGGAGTTTCGCGTTGCTACCCATTTGTCATAACATGCGTATTCATCATGGGTGTGGAAACTTATCCTTCCTTCAGTCCTATAGGAGTGTTATTTGTGGAACTCTTCAACAGAATCGTTGAAACTGCGAAGAGCCGCGTATATTTCTTGTAGGGCCGTGTTCAAGTCATCACTTCTAACCTTGAGTGACTTCAACACTACTACATGATTAGAGCCAGACTTAGAATGTCCGACATCTATCTCATATTGATACTGTTTCAAATCTACTTGTCCAGTATTCATCTATCCACCCCATCCAGTTGAAAGAGATGTTTACCGTCTGCATCTATTGTGAAGACACCAAGTAGCCTGTTACCTGTTCGTGCGTTAGAACCACCAGTTGACCATACTATGAACCAGTCTTTGTTTGATTCTGCGTCAAAGTATGCTCTTACCTTGATTCCAGACTCCCAACCGTTGCTAGTCATTGTTAAGCCGCTTGATTTAGTACCAAGTCTTGACGCTTCGCCTCTGTTACCTTGTATTGTGCCTCTGTATTGTGCCATGGTTCCCTATGGCCTATCGGGGTTAAGGTAATTAGCGAGCAAAGTGCTACTACCATATGGTTTGTAATTACTTTGCTATCGGAAAATTCCTCAAGTTGGCCCACAGTGGGGAGGTCGGTGTTCTGACCCCCCCTCTGGGGTTATGTGGTTCCTCGGTACTCGGTTCGCCTACTTAGAGGACTTCTTGGCCTTCTTCTTAGGTTTCTCCGGCCTATCCGCGAGCGGGATTTGGGTGAAGGCGACTGTCCAAGACCAATCCTCGCTCTCTGGCTCGTAGGTGCCATCCCAACAGCGACCATATGCATCCCCGGTCCTAGGTTCTGCATTGTGACCCCTAAACTGAGCATTCAGAGCGTTTCTGATTGCCGTTTCATCTCTCTGGGAGAATTGTGAGCCACTAATGAACCATCCACCATCGGAACGGCCCGAAGCAGTCTCAACAATCTTCACGGAGACATTATTCTCCCAAGACCGGGTTCTCTCTGCCTTGATATCGGTAATAATTGCCTCTCGGCTCACTATCATCTCGGCAGTTAGACCAACTGGTATCTTCACGGTGACGAAGGGTGAGTCTGGAAGGTCTTCAAAGACCTCCTTGATTGATGTACTTAGCCTACCTCGCCTTGTTGACATCTTGTCTCCCTTGTCCAACCACTTGTGTACGACCTTCAACTCTGCTTTCTGCTCTTTGTTAAGGTCTGGGTGGTCTTTCTCCCAATCTTCCACTTTCTTTCTTGTTTCTTTCCATTCTTCATCGCTTATTGCCATGTATCACCTAATACCGACATGGGTATATAGGGTAATGAACAAAAGTAACAACCATATGGTTTGTACATACTTTGTTCGGTAAACTACCTCGATTTGGTGAGGGGGGGATGGAGGTATTCCCCCCCTCAGTATGCGAGGCTAGGTTTCCACTATCCTCTCTATGATTGTCCATACTCCGGTGGTAATTTCGTGCTGGATTCTCTGGGCCTCAAAATAGTCCTTGCTGTTTTTACCAGTCCCGGACAATTTATGATATGCTCTGAATAATCTGTTGTTCGATATAGCATTCATTTCTCTGAGATGTTTCTTTGCATCTTCATGGTTCAGAAAGACCTCTATTCCATAATGCGTTCTCTTTTCGGGCTTTGTTTTGCATACTTCGTATATCACTAATGACATAGTATCCCCTGACCATCTGGGTACATAGGGTACAGTTCAAAGTGTGCAACCATATGGTAGTCACTTTGCTCGACTCGCCTTATGTATCCGAAGGGCCAAAAGTAATTGTTCAGAGGGTAAAGAACCCCACAACAAAGAAAAGGTGAATAAAATGACGGCAATGGATAATTGGACAGAATTTAGTAAAACGATGAATGACTTTGCAAACAAAGGCACGATGGATGAAGTCGATGCTGAGTATGTGAAGAGACAGATAGCGAAGGGAACGGACAACCCAGAAAGGCAAAGCCGAATCGCTACTGCTGTTAGGGAAACCGTGAGAGATTACGATGATAGCCCTGTCAACAGTAGAGGTTTCTCTCTGCCCGCTGTGGCACAGGCTGTTGTAGACCTAGCAATCGCGGCTGTTGTAGCAATGGGTCAAGCATTCGACTCGGCTCCATCAGTACGCGCACTATGGATTCCACACGGCAAGTGCAAGTTCGACCACTTTGAGAATGGTGAGCATTGGGCCACCTATCACAGTGCGAAGATACAGGAGGCCGCCGAGGAAATGTACAAGGCGGGCGAATGGGATGGCTCTGAGAAGAGTCTTCTAGCCACAATCGGAGGTTCTCTCTGATTGTGGAACGTTCGGACCCTTCTGAACACTCCTTCGGGGGGGCAGGTGTTAATTCACCTGCTCTCCCACCCCCAGATAGTCAGGTCGAGGCGACAAAGTGCCTAACCATATGGTTGTATGGCAGATTTCTAGGTAGAATCGGATTACCGGGATATGGGCGGGAGTATATATATCGAGGGGGCCAAGAGGGAATTGTCCGATGACCTAGGGATTCCGACATCGAATGCGCTCACCTAACCAGAGCAATATATCAAAGTCGAAACCTACCTGTTAGATTTTTCAACTAACAAAAAAGAATAGGTTCACACAAGGTCCATCTAGTTCTTACATATAGTATAATACTAATACAATATATACAGTACAAGTATCTATACTACAATACTCAATATTAGTTAGATTTCGTATTATTCTCAATGTTTCTCAGTAGTGAGAATAATTGAAAGGGCTTTGAGAGGGGTTTAGAGAATGATTATAATATTATTATCATATTATCATTATTATATATTCATATAACATCTCTCTCTCTCTCTCTCTCTCTCTCTCTCTCTAGAGACTACTGATAATAATGATAAAATTAGAAACATTGAGAAAAGTGGTGCGTTCCCATCGAATACGCACGATTCAGGATTATCACAACCGATAATTATCTGATAATTATAAATTCGATACATTACATTCGATACACCAAACCTTGACGGTTGATTGAAAGGTGACATGAGGCATCGTTGAACAGTTTAGCGACTTAGTAAACCTCGTCTTTGTCATATGGGTAATACCATGCTTGTCCCATGAATGAAGTAGTGGGACATAGATGAGTAAATCACAAGGGTCGAAACGGGGAGTTCTACGGAACATCTTCGGATGAAACAAGTAAAGATACAGGGGTTGACTCCACTCTTTCCTATGACCACTTAGCCGTGGCTCTGAACGGGTGTAGTAACTGACTTGGTAGGGATGGCTTCTCTACCAACTGTGCGCTATAAAGGAGAAATCCAACAGTAGTCGTCAGCGTCATAAAACAAATCGCTCAACAAGCCCGTTAGTTGAGAAGCCCATTTTCCCTGCGTAGCAACGGCATAGCACGTTCTTGTTCTCTCCCCATAACTATTCACACCTTTTCTTGGGGCTTTACCCAAGACCGGGGGGATATCCACATTGCCGCGATATCCTCCCACCATCTCAAAATAATCGAAATGATTATCATACTCCTACCCCCGATTAGTAGGACGTAGTTTGCTAAGTAATACGGAGAAAAACACATTTTCTACTGTCGTGTTCTTTGTTTAGCGGGTTCTCTCCCCAAAGAGTTCCTCTCCGTCCTACACCTACTTTTACTACGGGGGCTAGTGATTATATTCAGTCCTATACTGAATGTCAGACATACAAGGGCGATGTTGAATTGGGCCACCTTTAACATGATTGCACTACTTAGTAGACTTTCGTGGGTGTTCGTACCTGTTGTTTTACTCGCAAGAGCGAGTTTGTATGCAATAACAAACAACGAAACTTTCACACTCAAGACTCACTTATGTGGGTTTAACGCTTGGACGCAACTCTCTGTTCAGAGAATGAGATAGAGAACATATTGGGAAATGTGGTTGCTTCTGAGTTAGAGCGAGGTTTAGCAGTAATGCAGAGAATATCTTCTGAGATAAGTTATGAACGAAGGATACCAGAGTCGGAAGAGAAAGGGTATTAGAAATGTAATTTTATCAAAACATAATTTCTAAGTAAAATTTGAGTAAAATTTTGTTTAGTAGGGTGGTATCATGCCACTCAACTTCATGTTACCGAGACTAACTAACGGTACGCTCTCAGGCTATCAGCGTAGAGATTCCTACGCACTAGTCTTAGGCATATGCTTGATGACTCTGCCCCTCGCTACAATATTACACTCCAAAGGAGAACTAAAAATGACAATAGTAGGAACAAAAGAACAAGAAGAAATATGGAATGAAATGGAGAATGGCGATAGTCACATGGTCGTTAAGGCTGGTGCAGGAACGGGTAAAACGTTCACTATCGTAGAAGGCGCGAAGAGGATTCGTGGTGGCAAGAAGGGATTCTTGGCATTCAACAAATCAATTGCGACTGAACTTGGTAAGAAACTACCACTTGATTGTAAGGCTATGACCTTTCACAGTCTTGGGTTGTCTTCTATCAAGAGGTACAGGAAAGATGCAAAAGTGGACACCAAGAAAGTCTACAACATCATTCGGAACATCTTCGGCCCAGAGTACAAATCAGCACCTGCTCTCAACAAACTAGTCAGCCTGTTGAAGTCTTCACTAGCAGATTGGGAATCCATCTCGGATATCAGAGCAATCATCGACCAGTATAACATTGAGTTCGATGGCATCAAGGATGAGAAGATGGCAATCGACATGCTTCCAACAATAAGGAACATGTGTGAGGATATCTCTGTGGTTGATTTCGATGACATGATATGGCTACCTGTGGTTCTAGAACTACCAGTAGAACACTATGATACTGTCTTCGTTGATGAAGCACAGGACTTCAATGAGTCTCAGAGACAACTAATACTACGCGCATGTAATGGTGGTAGGATGATAGTTGTCGGAGATACCAAGCAAGCAATCTATGGTTTTCGTGGAGCAGACTCTGCTAGTATGGATATATTCAGGGAGGAACTGGTGAACAAGTCTACTCGCGGAGTCAAGGACTACACTCTCAGTATCACATGGAGATGTCCAAAGTCTATCGTAGCAGAAGCCAACCGATTCTTCTCAGATTACACATGCAGGGAAGATGCACCAGAAGGTGAGGTGAATGTCAATGCGGCATTCGTGCCAAAGGGCGGTGACTTGGTTCTATGCAGAGTAAACGCACCTCTGGTTTCAGAGTGCTTTTCTCTGATTACCCAAGGCATACCTGCCTACGTTCTAGGTAGAGACATCGGCTATTCACTACAGGTTCTAGTCAAGAAGGTGACAGATGATTCGTCAATGACTCTTGAGAGATTCTTACCTGCACTAGCAGACCATGTTGACAAGAGAATCAACGCTCTGAAACTACAGGAGAAGGACAAGCAGATTCAGTCCTTGACTGATAAGCACGATTGCATTCTGGCTCTTGCTGGAAATGTGAACACAGTCGGTGGTCTTCTAGATAACATCAAGGAGATATTCGGTGAGCAAGGAAAGAAAGCAGGAGTTGTCTTCTCCACTATCCACAAGGCCAAGGGTCTTGAAGCAGAGAACGTATGGATTCTGGAACCACAACTCATGCCACATCCTATGGCAACTACTCCTGCTGATAGACAACAGGAAACCAATCTGTGTTACGTTGCTATCACTAGAGCAATGAAGACTCTCAACTACGTTGGTGATAGAGTTGGTTGAACACTTAATATACTCTCAACACGATTGTAAGTTATGTGGGGGCAAGGGAGTTGTACTCGTTAACAACTACGCAAATGGTGAGCGCGATGATGTGCCATCATTGGAAGAATGCGAAGATTGTGCCGAGTATGACTTTCTTGCAACTCACGCACCAGAGATGAATAACCTAGGAGATGATGAAGAATGAGATATTGGGCAATAAGATTTACAGATGGAACAGAGAAGACCTTTCGTGCTGATGAAGTAGACCAAATAGAACTACTCAACACGGAGTCGGTTCTGTTCAGTAGAGATACTAGTATCCTCCAACCAGAAGACATGCCTACTCAACAGTTGGATAATCCAGTGAGTAACATGAGTAGGACATTGGTATCTAGCGTAGGTAAAACCGGAAATCCACTACACTTCCATGAGAGACTAAAGTTTGCTCTTGAAAGAGAAGCAGTAGTTGGAAGTCTAGTCACAATGCCAGATGGTAATGAGTGGCTAGTAGTGAGATGGGTTGATGGTGTGTTGTACGTTGTTCAGAAAGCAGACGACATCAAGGTGTTTGCACCTGCCGTCTGGTTGAAGAGCAAGAACGTATGGAAGTGGTTTGAGAACAGACCCAAGAGGGAGAAGCGGAAAGTAAGGTATGCTTCTAACCGAACAACCACTATCATTGATGACTCAACAAGCGACTATCCTTATCCTGTGAAGGGTGAAACAGATAGGTCTGGTTGTTGCGCTACACCAAACGCACACATTTGTAAAGACTCTGAGACAATTATGGAACATGGTTTCTGTAAGGGTTGCAAGGTTGAAAATGAACGTGGGGAATTAGACGTAGAACTTACTCTTGACAACAGAGACAAGATAAGAATGTCACGCGGATTGAATCCAATAGCACCCGGAACCTATCCGGTATTTGCAGAGGAACAACTTCTGAGTGTAACACCAGTCTTCAATGAGAACCAATTGGAGTTAGCCGATTCTGCTATCGGTGAGTTGCTAAAGCGAAACTCAAACAATGCAGATGAATGGAAGTCTGCTTTCAATGAAGCATATGAAAGTGGAAAGGACATAACGTGGAGAGAAGAAGATGGAACGAATTGAGAACCATATGGTCGTAGGGCCAGATGAATTTGATGAAGTAATAACATATGATTGTGAAGTCTGTGGAGATTTAACAGACACGTTTCACAGTTATGAAGGATATTGTAGCATAGGTTGCTACGAAGAAGGACTAGCAGAGGAAAGAAGACTGCTAGAGAAATATGAAACTTTAATGGAAGAGGAATGAAAGATGAATGAAAATGGAAAAACAGTTGAATTCAGGTTGGTCAACGATGAAGAGTTGCCACCTGTTGTAATAACAATGAATGACGATGATGAGCCAAAGGTAGTAATCAATGCTTATCACAAGATATGGTTGTCACTACATCGCAAGACTATCGGTGGATGTGGACAACCACTGTTCGATAAGATAGATGCTATACTAGCAGGATTCCTGACAGAGCAGAGAGACAATGAGAGGATGGCTTAGATGCTTTTCTTATTCACGGCAATATGCAATGTGCTTATCGTGATAGGAATGTTCTTTTTGTATGTTGTAATTATGCCACTATTACCAGTCATAGGAGGTTGATATCATGGATGTAGTATATACTAGAGATGACATCGAAGACGGTGCTACAGAGAAGATAGAAGCCAAGCGTGACTTAGGTGAAGGTAGATGGGACAGAGTTCTCAAGCAAAAGATGGTTGAGTTGTCTGTTGCCGATAACTATGAAGACGCTAAGAAAGAATGGAAAGCAACTGGTAATGTATGGTGGTCATCTAGGTACAACGTTACTGACCCCTATGGGAGAAACGAGGATGCCCCAGATTGGGTTAACAACTCTACCAATGGATGTAATCAATGTCTATGTGGACACAACATCGTGTATCACTTTGAGATAGCGAATACTGAGAATGGTAACGTAGAGTGTGTTGGTTCAGACCACATCACTTCTTACTTGATTCTGAGAGAGATATCAGAGTCTACTGGTGTTGACATGGATGCAATTACCGAGAGAATGATTCAGGATTGGATTAACGTTCGTGTGAAGTCTATGATTCAAGATGCATGGTGGGCAGAGAACGGAGAAGAGTTTGAAGAGATGTTCGATGAGGTCAAGGAAGCAGACTTGAGAATCAATGTTAGATACCATCCTACCAAGCACTATTGGGATAGTACACTCAGACAACACAAGCGCGTTAGATATCTTAGGAAGAGAGCAGAGGGTTCTGGCCCTGCGCGAAGAAGAGAAATGGCTTCGATTGTATGGAGATGGAACCATCCAGAGAATGCTAGGAATCAACAGACTACCAGAGGATATCCTAACGAGAGACTATGGTTGGACATGAACAGGTTCTCTTCTCTGATTGAGGAACATCTTGAGGACATAGAGAAGAAGGACATGACCAAGCAACAGAGAATCGAATGGTTGGAGAACTTCGATGCTGAGTTTGATGCCAAGATGGAAGCACAGGGAATGGTGGAAACAAGATTCACTACTAACTGTAAGCGATTTGGTATCCCACTATTCAGTTGGCAAGATGCTCCGACTGCTTGGGACAAGTCCTTCTTGAAGAAGATGTACTATGCTATCCGAGATAGTGGCGATGAACCTAAACTCGGAAAGTCAGACATCGACAGATTGGAGAAGACATTGGATATGATGTCCAATCTAGCAACCAAAGAGCAGAAGGATGTGATTAGTAACTATAGGTCACAACTAGTCGAGGCTAGAAGAACCGACTACGTTCCTAAGTTTCCATACCAGATGAAACCGGACATGACATCCGATGAAGCAGAACAACAAATCTCCACTTTGAGGGACATCTTGGATAGCGTTAGGGCTATGCAAGAGATAAAACTTGAAAGGGAGATAGAGAGTCGTCAACTTACTGACGGAGGCGAATGAAAATGAGCAAGAAAAACGAAAAGAAAAATGAAGATAAGAAGGCCGAAGACGAGACTGAGATGGCATTGCAACAGATGGCCGCGAACAACCAACAACTACAGGGGACCGCGCAGAATCTAGCAAACCAACTACAACAGTACATGGCACTCTGCTCGCATTATGAGCAGACCATTAACGTCTTAACCGGAAGAGTCCAAGAACTGAAGGGACAGATAGCGAACATGTCCCAACAGGGACAACAAGAATGAAAATGAAAGGAGGTAATGAATTATGGTAAAATTGACTATAATGAATGAAACCGGACATACCGAGATGGTTGCATCAGCCGCCGAGGTCATCGAACAGATAACGGACCACCCAACACACTGGGTATTCGTTGACGGTGAGATGGTCACGCGCGAAACTGTTGATACCGTCAATTGGGAGAGCGTAGAGAACGTCACGCTTGCACCTGCGGTTGTCGGTGGAATTCGCTGAACAAGGTAGGTTAAGCCCTACAATCAAGAGTAATCTTGGTCGGAAAAACGCAAGCCGCTTCTGGGTATTATATTCATTAGCGGTAATTACTAAGTAGTGCATTTCGCACCCTTAGTCTCCCAGCAACGAGTGGTTGCCGTGTAGGTGGAATGCCTACTACTTAAGGGGGTTTTAGATAATGCAAAATAAATTAGAAATAGAACAACAAATGATGAGCGATTTGATTGTACCTACAAAATATGCTAGGTATGATTGGGAGTTGGGAAGGAGAGAGACACTCGATGAAATAATCACAAGGAACATGAACATGCACCTTGACAAATTCAAAGGGAACGAAACTGTCTGTACCAAGATTGTAAAGGTATACAATGACTATGTGAAGACGTTGAAGGTATCACCTTCTATGCGTTCCTACCAATTTGCAGGAGATGCTATTCTACGTTCACCTAACAGAATCTACAACTGTTCATTCATGAACATTACAGATATTAGGTGCTTCGGGGAAGCAATGTTCCTACTACTAGGTGGGACTGGTGTAGGCTATTCAGTGCAGAAGCATCACATAGCACAACTACCACAAGTCATGAAGCCTAACCCAGATAGAACCTACAGACATCTGATAGGTGATTCACAAGAAGGATGGGCAGAAGCAATCAACGTACTCTTTGAGTCTTATACTGGTAAGAGAAGCACTACACCTCGCTTCGACTACTCAGATATCAGACCGAAGGGAGCGTTACTCAAGACTAGTGGTGGCAAGGCTCCCGGCCCGACACCATTGAGAAACTGCCTCACTATCATAGAAGGCATGTTGATTGACAAGGAGAATTTCACACAACTCAGACCAATAGAAGTACATGACATGCTATGCAGAATTGCAGAGGCCGTACTATCTGGTGGTATCAGAAGGTCAGCGATGATTTCACTATTCAGTGCAGATGACAGAGAGATGTTGACTGCGAAGACGGTGACTACATACGAGAGCCATCCATATAGGAAACATGCTAACAACTCTGCGGTTCTAGTTAGGAACAGAGTAACCAAGAAATTCTATGATTCCTTGTGGGAGATAATACAGGCAAATGGTGGACATGAGCCGGGTTTCTACTTCACTAACGATAAGGAATGGGGGACCAATCCTTGTGCAGAAATTGGATTACGGGACATGCAGTTCTGTAACTTGACTACCTGTAACGTATCAGATGTAGAATCACAAGAGGAATTGAATGCTAGAGTAGAAGCGGCGGCGTTCCTAGGAACATTGCAAGCGACCTACACAGACTTTCACTTCCTACGTCAAGGATGGAAGAAGACTACTGAGAAGGATGCACTACTTGGTGTATCTATGACTGGTATTGCCAATGGTAAGTTGGATGACTTAGACTTGAATGAAGCAGTCGATGTCGTCAAGATGGTGAACAGGGATTGGGCAGAGAAACTAGGCATCAATCCTGCCGCCAGACTTACCTGTGTCAAACCAGAAGGAACTGCTAGTCTGGTATTCGGAACATCATCGGGGATTCACCCTTGGTGGTCTGACTACTTCATTAGGACTATCAGATATAACAAAGAGGAACCTATCGCCCAATATCTAATGGAGAACATTCCAGATTTGATAGAAGACGATAGATGGGAAGAAGGCAACATAGTAGTCTTCGTTCCTCAGAAAGCACCAGAAGGTGCAGTCACTCGCTCGGAGTCTGCTATAGACTTCTTAGAGAGAGTGAAGCATGTGACAGAGAATTGGGTGAAGCCCGGTCACATAGACGGAATGAATACTCACAACGTTTCAGCAACAGTTAACGTTCGTGAGAATGAATGGGATTTGGTGAGAGATTGGATGTGGATAAACAGAGATTCCTACAATGGGCTTTCTCTACTACCTTTCAGTTTCGATGTTGAGGATGGTATAGAAATGCAGATGCCCAACACGGCATGTGACAAGGAGACTTTTGAGAAGTACCTACCACTACTAAAGAAGTTAGACACCTCGCAGATAATGGAGGATGACGACAACACTCAACTTCAAGGTGAACTCGCATGTTCTGGGGGAACGTGTGAGATACTGTGAGATTCCAAATCACCCGTAAGTTAGGTCATTACTTTGACGTAAACGAGATTGATTTCATCAGAGATGAGATAATCCGTATATGTCCAGACAATGCGAGTAAGGCTTACGTTGACCAAGCGATAGAAGTTGCCAAGAGTGGTAACATGTCTAAAGCAAGGTTGAACAGAATACTAGGACATCAATTACATCGTAGTTGTAAGAAGATGTTCGACACCTATCCGGGTGAAGCAATAAAGGAATTATACAATAGAAAACAATACTACATTAAAAATTATGGAGAGAATGAATATGAAAATAAAATTAGGAATACCCTCGATTGGAGATAGAAGAGCAGGTCGCGGCACAGAATACATGCACACATCGTTCTTGTTCAACACGAACAACAAGTTACTGATGAAGCAGTTGTATGGCTCTAACCGCAACAGAATATTTTTGTCACATGACGGTTCATGGTTTGAAGAAAGAATAAAGAAACTTGACATATCTATGTCAGTCTTTGAAGAAGACATGCCAGTAATATATGTTAAAGGAAGGAAAGAGTATCTTCGCCAAGATAATGAGAAAGACTGGTACTACTATTCACCTAATTCTTTCACAAAGAGCATGAACAAGTTTGGTGAGAGAGAGATTAACGTACCGAGAGTCCTTGGTATAGGTCAGCACCACAGTGAAGACCCACTATTGTTTGAAGTGGCGAAGACTGTTGAGCAATATCTGTTTGGTCCGACTAAGAAGCAGTACAATCTGCTTGGTGCTGATGATAAGAACTACAGGCACTATCTGGGTTGGAAGTTTCCAGATGGAGAAGTCACACTTACTATTCAGAGGAAGAAGTCTTCGTTCTACGTTGACCACACTAGGATGTTAAAGAAGGATGCAATCTATGCAGTAGCCAAGATTCTGATGAGAGCAGTCTATTGCAGAAGTGCAGAGGTCTTGGAAGAATACATCATCAAGGTCACAGAGACACCACACAATGTTCTCTATGCTATTGAGAACAGGAGTCCTTACTTCTTCTATGAGATGGGCAGGAAGCAGGAAGTGATGCTCAATACCAAGAGCATTGGTTTGAAAGAAGTAGCCATTGAGATATCAGAAGATATCTGGGCAGGAATAACCACGAAGGAATGGAACCAATTCTTGAATGTGTATAGGCATGGTGCTAAGAGAAGCAAGAGATGGCTAGGTATTACTCCTAGAGATTTGTGGATTGAGTTATTCACAGAAGACAAGAGTAAGGATTCGGAAGGTAAGTATCTATTCCCATCAGAGCCTACATCTGGGCAAGAGAAGATGATGCTCGCATGGCTAAAGCAGAACAGGAAACATGCTATGGTAGAAGACAGAGCAACTCAACTACTGAGAGGACTAGATGCAGAGTACCCACAACTAACCTATGTCAACTGGCCCGGTATCGAAGACCAAGCAATTCATGTCAAGGGAAGAGTAAGAGATTGGGTCATTACTGGTAGAGGTGGTATGAAGGTAGGTCATCAGAACGTTTCGACATACTGTATAAATTCTAACGAGAAGAACATGTCAAGTTCAAGATTGAAGTTCCGAGGTAGGGAGATTAGCCATAGCATTTGCATAGATAACCTACACAACAACTCAAGCGTAGGTGACCAGATTGCGGCTAGGGCAATGGTGCTTCTGAATGACGAGTCTGCTTCTCACAGAGTATACACGATTCACGGATATGTCAGAGATAGAGCAACCGATGAGGTATTGGTTAATCAGCCTAGGATACCTGCTAACGAGTTGATGTCTATTCACTATAGCAAGCAGAAGAAGCGAAGGCAAACCAAGGAAGCGAATGAGGCTCAGAAGAAGGCCAAAGCAGAGAAGGAAGCCGCAGAACAACTTCAACGGGACTTAGAGGAAAGGAGACTACAACGCGAACGTGAAGATGCTAGGAGAGCCAGAAGGAGAGAAAGGCGAGCGAGAAGGAGGGCGGTACAATGAAGTGTGAACTGTGTAAGTCTCGCAACCTAGTATTCAACGAAGCACTTGGCGAGAATGTATGCTCAGAGTGTGGGTATGTCAACGTGACTGCTCCCTTTGAGAAGCACGTTCTCGTCAAGTGGGATGATAGTGGTCAACCTAACAAGAGTCCAGACAAAGGACATCTAGGTTCTTTCATCGCTAAGAGTGAGGCGTTTGTAAACAAGAAGTTTCACCTTTGGCAACAGAATGTAAGAACAGAGACTTGGGCGGCACACAAAAGAAAAGCCGCAACGAAAGAAGTTGATACCAAGATGATGATGTATCTATCTGAGTATGGTGCGTCTAAGGATTTGAAGGAAAGCGCGAAGGCGTATTATCTGGCTATGTTCAAAGACGACTATCTCAGAGGATACTCAAACGAACGTAAAGCGGCAGGTGTGACTTTCTTTGTATTGAAAGAGGCAGGTATCATAACTAGCCTAGACAAACATGCTAGGATTACTAGAGTGGACAAGAGATATCTCTCTAAGATTGCTAAGAAAATAGCAAAATATGCAAGGAAGTCATACGTGTTTGCTAAAGAAACACCACAAGAATCAGTAGATTCTTTGCTTGGAAACATGAAAAACGTAACAGAATCGCAGAGAAATGCGGCTTTTTTGTTCATAGAATATGTTTCTAGGGTCTATGAAGACCTAAATATGCGACTATCTAACAATAGAATAGGAGCAGGTGTTTGGATTGCTACTAAAATGATAAGCGAACCAATTACACAAACAGACATAGTGAAGTATTGGCTATGTTCTGATTACGGCATTAGGAATAATGCTAAGGAAATGTGCGAATTATTGTCAATAGACAAAGCAAGTTTATCTTGTTATGACATAGAAGACGTAGTTAAAGGAATAAGAGTGAGGAATGAAAATGAAAATGGAAAGAAAAACAGTGAAAGAAACAAGAACGAGGTGCTTCTGAATGAGGCATCGTAAGGTACTATTGATTGGGGCAGGTGGAATAGGTAGTTATCTAATTCCAATACTGAACAGACTTGGTGTGTATCAGGTTACTGCCTTTGACGATGATAAGGTTGAGCAGAAGAATCTGCGGTATCAGAACTTTAGCGCAGATGACCTAGGGGAACTCAAGGTCTATTGCTTCTCTTCTGATATGGGTGGTATGTATGAAGCACAACCATATCTTGTTCTAACAGAGAAGCAGTTGAAGGGATATGACTTGGTTATCTGTTGTGCAGATAATCTAGCAGTAAGAAGAATGCTATATCGTCAAGGCCACGGCGATGATGCTAAAGTCAAGTGGCTTGATTTGAGAGCGCAAGGTCGCAATGCGGCTTTGATTTCTTACAAGGTGGATAAGAACTTCCAAGATACATTGTTGAATGGGCCAGAGGGTTCTTTCTCCTGCCAAGGCGGAGATTGGGATGGTACTGGTAAGGAAGTAAACTGTATGCACATGCTGATTGCAGGATATGCCGCACAATGGATTCAGAAGTGGTTCAATGACCACGATGATGTTGTTGACAAGGTGGTGCTAAATGTATGAAGTTCGCAAGTGATTATTGGACATGCAAGTGTGGTGACCCTATGGTATGGACACTAGACATCGGAACACCAATTGCATTGGTACAGAACCAACCACGGATACCCGTACTGTATGTTTATGGGTGTCAGTCTTGTGGCTACCAAAAGAATGTACGATTGATGATAATCAATCCTGCTACGCAGAATGTAGTAGATGAGATATCAATGATAGAAGACACTATGAAAACAGGAGATGAATGAATGAGTGATGCAGAGAAAATAGAGGATTTAACAGAGGAAGACATTGATAATATTGTGGATATACTATCGACAGATGGATACTATCCACAAGCGCAGATTGTGAAAGTTACATGTCCCGCATGTGGTGAAGCGTTTCTAGGAACGAAGAGACATGCAGGTGGTTTCATTGCAGGTCATAAAGCGTATCACGAATTTGAGAATCAGATGGATGTCATGATTAAAGAAATGGGCGGAGCATAATGGAGATTAAGAATGAGAATTGGAAGAGAGATATTGTTGATGCGTTTGTATCCTGTATATCACATACCACAGGGCCAGTACCATACAACAATCCAAACAACGAATTAGAGGCTTTTCTCTCAGTTATCTGGGAGAAGTCGATGAAGGCTTTCGACAAACCTAGAGAAGTACAGGTAGTCGTTGACGCGAAGAACACAGTCTTCATCAATGTTGGAACACCTAGTTTCGTTTCGTTTGATGGTGCAGACGAAGAAGAATTGGAAGGTATGAAATTGCCATTCAAGTGTTGGATTCACACCCATCCATTTGGTCAAGCGTACTTTAGTGGAACTGATTGGAAGACGCTGAACACATGGAAGCCAATGCTCGCCAATGCAATAGTATTGGGTGATAACGAGTATTGGGCATATGACGTAAAGAGGGAGATAGTAAAGCAAGTAAAGTATGGACTGCTTCAAAGTCCGAAAATAGAAGAGGAATAAAAATGATAGGAAAAGAATTGGATAATATAAAGAAGAAAGTAAACAAGATAGAGAAGGAGCGAAAGCAATACCTAGACCTACTTGTATATTGTAGAACTGAACTGGAGAAACTAGGATGGTGCGAGGATATACAATGGGACAACAAGAAGATGCAGAAGTCGTATGAGATTATGATGGACACGCTTCATGGTCAAGAGACAGACGATGAAATCGAAGGTAGTCAAGCAACATTAGAAGAGGGATTCTGATGCGTAAAGAGATGCTATACAGATTGTATCAAGACTGGACTAGAGATGATTTAGTGAATGTTGTTGTAGAACTCCAACAGAGACTAATCAAGTTAGAAGGTAGAGTCGCAGTAGTAGAGAAGACTATTAAGAAATTCACAGAGGAATCACAATGATGAGAGTCTTACTGGCATTGCTTCTACTGTCTTCATCATTGGCGGGTTGTGCGGAGATGATACCTGACCCTCCATTAGAAGAAGACAAACCACTCTGGGTCACAGAGTATCATAACTTCACCTACGAGAATAACACCACACTTCCAATGATATCATTCGGTGACAACACCACATTGTTTGAGGTGTTTTCAGCGAGTGTGGTTATGTACAATGAAACGGTCAATCAAACAATAGAGATGAAACCATACTTTCTGATTGACGATACAAGATTCAAACAACAACATGCACCTGCTATGGGAGAAGTATCCTTGGTGTTAATAGACTTGGAAGGATATCAGTACAATTGCACAGTTGTGTATAGGTTGTGGAAACTATGAGTGACCAATTCAATCCAGATTCAAATATGTATTCAGGTGATTTGGAAGACTATCTAGTTTCTTTGTATCGCTTAGGTAGACAACATATGCGCCTAACTGACAATAACGAACATGATAAAGCGGCTGAAATAGACCGTGACGCTGATGAACTGATTAGAATGATTGTAGGTGAGGTATTCGGATGAAACGAGCGATTTCTATCAACTTCCCTGCTCCTATTGGAGCGCAGATATCATGCCCCATTTGTGAAGGCAACAAGTGTAAGGTATGTGACATGACGGGTAAGATAGAAGTCAATGTCGGTGCAAAGGTTCCCATTCAGCAACACTTGATTGTGAAGTACGTTGCTGAGAATCTAGAAGAAGTATCATCTGAGTTGTCAAAGCATTTCGGTCTTGTTCCTATGGTACAGACAGAAGACATGTTCAACGTAGGTGAGAAGACGTATGAGTTGGTGAAGATAAGTAGTGTTGGTGGAGTAGTTTGGGTTGCTCATAGAGTTGATGAGTTGGAGTCCCCAAGGTACTTCACTTCCGTACTTCATCTTTCAAATTTCAAAAGGGGGATGAGCGATTGAGTAATGATAAGATGAAGATAGTGGCTAGGTTTCCTAGAAGCGCAACAACGGAGTTGGTGGTGCAAGAAGGAGAGTATTGGAACATCGAGGTAATTGACGTTAGATGGTTCAATGAAGGAAAGCCCACAAGGAAGGGCATAAGAATAAACAAAGACGAGTTAGGGAATCTCTTGAAAATTCTCAATAAAATTGGTGATAAAAATGTGGATAAGAATGGCGAGGATGCTTGAAGTAATAGAGAATGTAAATAGCACTAATGCTAAGGTCGAAGCAATAGAGAGAAATTTCAGTTCTTTCAACCCCGGTTGGGCCGGGATGATGACTGTACTCTTGGGTGATTATGGGCCTAGCAATATAGGAGAGAAGAGAGCAATCTCTTGGTTGGCTTCTATACTAGGAGTGCATGAAGAAGAGATAAAGTCGTATGCGGAGTCATATGGTGACTTGGGTGAAGGTGTGTACATGTTCGGTGGTGTTTCAGAAACGCCTTCTGACATCACCATAACAACCGTATTGAGATTGTTCAATATGGATTGTTCTTCTATAAATGGTCAAGCGTATTCCATGTACGAAGAAATTCTCAGACAGATGGATTCTTTGGAGTTGAAGTGGTTTGTTAGATATTGGTTGAAGACACCTAGGAATGGTGTTAGTACATCAACAGTAACGAAAGCCATGGCACAACGACATGGTTCTAGGTTCGTTTCAAGGTTGAGAGACTTCGATATGATTACGTTATTGTCATATGCGGAAGCAAATCCAGATGATTGGGAAAAGCATCTACCAGAAGTAAGTCACATTGGTAGGTACATCAAGCCCATGCTTGCTAAGAAGTTAGAAGACAACCAACCACTACCAGAAGAATACGTGATTGATATCAAGTATGATGGTAACAGGTATCAGATACACCATTCTCCAGATACTACTATGATATTCAACAGAGCAGGTAAGTTAGTCACAGAACAGTATCCAGATGTAGTCAGTATATTGGAAGACTGTAATGATACCTTCATTGTTGACGGAGAGATTTATCCAGTTAACCATGATGGCTCTCCCGCAGAACACAAGAAACTAGGAACAAGAGTACACTCTAAAGATAAGGCTCAGGCCGTAGCAGATTGCCCAGTAAAACTGGTCGTCTTCGACATAATGTATGATGGATTTGAGTCTCTTCTTGATATGCCATATAAAACAAGACTAGAGCAACTGGAGAAGTTTGTTGTTCTAAGGCCATACAATGCAAGGCTTCTATCGCTAGACCGTGTTGCTTCCTACAACTACGCAATCAATGAAGGATACGAAGGTATCATGATTAAGGATTTGAATGCGCCATACGAATCTAAGAGAAGTAAGGCTTTGTTGAAGCACAAGCCACCAAGGATAGATTTCGATGTCGTGATATTATCAGCCAAGTATGGTGGGGGGAAGAGAAGTGATGTCTTTGGCACATATGAGATGGGAGTGGTTAGTGATGATGGTTATACATCCGTGGGTTCTGTTGGTTCAGGTCTTAGTGATGAAGACCTTTTGTCATTGACTACACAACTAAAGAGGATAGTCGAAAGATATGACAACAAGACAGACACGTTTCACGTACTACCGAGGATTGTACTACAGGTGACTGCTGATTTAGTATCAAGAGATGCCAATGGAAACTACGGTCTGAGGTTCCCTAGAGTACAGAGAATCCGACATGACAAGTATCCTGCTGATTGCAATACCTTAGATGACGTAAGAGGTGAGGCATGATGTTCAGTAGGGACTATCTTGCGGGAATGCTCTACGCAAAGGCGCAACCCGTAATCAGAGTATCCAAGAATGCAGACTCTGCTTTGGGATATAGAGTAACCATGATGGTGAATTTCAAGTTAAGAGGTAAGATAGATGAGCATCACTCTGCCTTATTGAAAGGTATGCAACGAACATTGCTTCAATATAGAATTGAGTCAACTATCAACAAGAAGGGTCTTACTATTGCCAGAATTGATTCGATTGACAGTTTGATGGATTTGATGTTACTCGCACCCAACTGTGGAAACAAACTGCCTCTAGAGTATAGCCTGAAAGGAAGATGGGACAAATTCGTAAGGGTGTGGGCGGTTTACTCTGTAGGAGAACACCTCACCCAAGATGGACTAAATCAGATTATTGAAATACTAGGAGTCTAAGACGATTCCTGTGAAGAGGACCGAGATTAAGGGCATCAATCTATGCCCTAGATGTGAACTCCGACCAACGGGGTTCCAGAAAAGACATTGTTCCCCATGTCAATTGAGAATATCAATGTCACCTACGTTCCCACCTATCTCTGATGATGAGATAATCGACCACTATGTGTTTGAGATGTTGAAGAAGGGATGTAGGGAATGTGGGGAGAACAGAGAAGGACACTTCTACTTTGAAGCGGGTGTCCAAGATGAAGATGAAAATGGAATAAAGAATGGATTGAAGTGGTACATGGCGCAAGTAGAATGCCATTCATGTAATTGCCACTACGATGAACTCTTTGAAGTAAGAGGCGAATTGAATGAGTTTAATAAAAACGATAAAGAAACATAATGATAGCAAACCAATAATAATTGTAGGAAAACCCGGAAGCAAGAAGATAGACAAAGCGATGTCTTTCGTATCAGATACTCCGATTGTCACATACGCTAATGAGTATGACATCGAGGATATTTGGAGCATCCCATTAGAGAGGGGTATCATAATCCAAGAGGCGAATTTCAAACCCAAGAAGGATTTGATAATGAGAACCCTATCTGGATACAATGGTCAAGTGGTCTTGACTTCTGATAATCAGAAGGATGTACCGAAGCCAATCTTCGACATGTGTATGTTGAAGCGGTCTAGGGTACTACGTGATGAGTTGAAGGAGAAAGCACCACATGCCGAGGAACCAGTCAATTACGAGATTGACATCTATTCCTTGGTGATGGACTATCTAAAGAATGCAGATAGAGATGATGTTGCTACCAAGTTGAAACTGAATGCCCCACCGGATGTTCAGTTTGTTTCTTGGTTATCTCCTAATGTACATCCTAACAAGTTATCATTTGCAGATTGTATAGTAAAGCGTAGGTGGTCTAACGATTACTTCTACGAGTTACTTGCGTATGCACATGATGGTAGGATGTATAGGAAGATACAGATGCCGAAGAGAATGAAGAGAAATAACTTGGAGAAGATTTGCTACAAGTTAGGACTCAAGGGTACAGAGAGATACCTTCTCGCTGACCTGATGAAAGATGAAGGTTTCAAAGCCTACATGAAGAACGAATTAGATGGTACTGAAACTAGAATGTTGAAGTTAGGTGCTAAGACAAGAAAGAAGAAGTTAGATGTAACTTACGCTAACAATGACCTAAGAAGGTGGATATAAAAATGAAAGAAGAAATAGATGAAAGAATAGAAATGATATGGCTACAAACATCTGGAACGGGAACGCAAGCGTTTCCTATGAGATGGGTGAACACCAGTAAGCCAATGAGTGCGAAGGAGTATTTCCACAGTATAACGTGGAACAATCAAGGGAATGTGAAACAATGAGTGAGATAGAAGACAATGTGATAATAAAGATAGCAAGAAGAAGCATAGCAGGGCAGAAAAAATACGGCACTACTATGGAACGTAAAGACCTAACACGCAAGGAATGGTTAATCCATGCTCAAGAAGAAGCGATGGACCTAGCAGTTTACCTAGAGAGATTGATACAGGAGGAAGAGTGAATGAATATATTTTGTACAGATAAGTCGCCAGTTGTTTCAGCAAACAACGTAATCGACAAGCACGTAGTAAAGATGCCTTTGGAAAGTTTGCAGATGATGTCAACCATTGCTGACCACTTAGGTTTTGATAGTCCTTACAGGCCAGTAATGTTGAATCATCCTTGCACTATATGGGCAAGAGAAAGCAAGCAGAACTTCCTGTGGCTATGGGAACACGCAGGTTCCCTTTGTGAAGAGTATACCTCTAGGTATGGTAAGACTCACAAGTGCGAACTAACAATGAATGACTACAACCACATTTGGATGGATGTAGTCGAAGCACTACCAGACATAGGATTGACTCCCTTTGCCATTGCTATTTCAGAGAACATGAAATGCAGACAGATTAAGGGATTCGATGATATGTCTGAGATAGATAAATACAGACAATACTACATCCAAGACAAAGCAAGGATTGCTTCTTGGAAGAAGAACAAACCTTGGTGGTATACATCATGGTACGGGGTGAATGCATAATGTTGTGGACAGAGAAATACAGACCAGATAGATTGAGCAAGATAGTTGGACAACCGGGGTTCGTCATGGATGCTGAGAGATGGGTGAAGAATCCAGATGACATGATGAACATCTTGTTGTATGGTGTAGCAGGTGTAGGTAAGACTGCGGCGGCTACTGCTTTATCCAATGAGATACTAGGTGAATTCAAGTCTGGTAACTTCTTTGAGATTAACGCATCAGACGACAGAAGGTTAGATACGGTTAGAAACAAAATCAAGGAGATTGCTTCTACCCAAGTCATCGGTGATGCACCATTCAAGATTATCCTATTGGATGAGATGGATGGTATGACCAAGGATTCGCAGAATGCTCTCAAGAGAATCATGGAGAGGTATGCTGATAATTGCAGATTCATCATGACTGCCAATGAGAAGTTCAGGATTATCTATCCACTACAATCTAGATGTGCAAACTATGGCTTCGGCAGGATTAGTGATGACCACATCATGGATGTTCTATGTGACATTCTTGACCAAGAAGGACACAAGAATCGGTACACCATAGAGGACTTGACAACTTTTATTAGTCACTTACATGGTGATTTGAGAAGGGGGATAGGCGAGTTACAGGCATCTGTAAATAGTGATTCGACACTCTCAAGCCAGATAGACAAATCCCTTCAACCATATACAACACTAGTATCTAATCTAAATTCTAATGACTATGACAATTCTATATCGGGTGTGCATAAATTGATTCAAGACTCTGCGACAATGAAGGAGATTTGCATTAATCTCCATGATGTTGTTATTAAGTCTGATATGGATTCCGATAGAAAATTCAAAATGTTGAGGGTCATCGGAGAGGCAGAATGGAGAAGCAGTAATATGACTCCAAAGGTTCTGGCTTCTTGGATGATAGGACAGTTGATTTAATGGATGGTTTGACGGTTCTATTGATATTTGTTGTATGGAGATTTATTTACAAACTAATGGATAATGGGCCGAGAGGAAGATGGTAATATGAATGGTGATAATAATGGTAAAGAAAATATTAGATTTGAATGAAGACGGCGAAGTTAACTTTGACGACTTCAAACATCTCATGCTAAGGTATGAGATAATACTAGTTGGGGGGTTACTCCTAACTATACTTCCCTTGCTAAAACTAGCAGGGGTATTAACATTAGATTCCGATTGGTTTTGGATATTGGCCGGAGTGGTCATAAGTGCCGAAGCCGTATTGGAAATTCTAAAAACAAAAAAAGAAAAAAAATAGGTGAAAAAAATGGAAATAAGTAAAAAAATGGAAACAGAAATAGGAAATGCCGCGAAGCATCTAGGAATGGATGAAGAAGAAGCATTGGAGAAGTTTACGTCAATCTGTGAAAAGAATAACGTAGACCCCTCCGAGAATGAGCAGTTGGCTCTGTCGTTATGGCGACAGTATTTCGTCAACTTGAGGTCAATGCAAGCAAAACCTGCACCTGCCGGAAAAAGTAACTCCGGTGGAAGCAATGCGTTTTACAAGCAAGCATCTGGCTTCTTTGCAACTGCTGATGACCCGTTTGATATGATGGCGATTCAGAGAGACAAAGCAGTTGCTGAGTACGAGAGAGATGGTAGTAATGCCTACAACACAGGTATTGTTGCTATCGCTACTGCTACGTCTGACGGAACGTATGATGTGAAGCAGACATACCGAGGTAAGGAAGTAGAGAAGAACCTACCACACCTACCTGAGAACCACGTTGAGGTAAGTGAGGGAACCTTTGTGATTCCCCTAGACACACTTGACCAAGACTGGAACAAGGCTCGGTATGGGAAACCTCTACCAAAGGAGGAATGGAGAATGCAAGGTGTATTCTTCGGAATGGTAGACGGTAAGATGGGTAAGTGGTTCTTCCACTACCGAGGTCCATCTGCTGAAGAGTTCACACCAGATACCTTCAGGCTTCTGCACTTCTCCTGTGTCTTGAATAGCAACGACCCAAGCAAGATACATGGTGCTAAGGCAACGACCCTAGGTTCAATGGAGTATGATGATGACCTAAGTACCGACCATGAGTTGAAGATGGACTTTGATGATGAGGATGTGAGTGAATTCCAAGATGCACTCATGGAGCATTCGTCTGCTAACTACAGTCCTCTAATCGACCTTGAAGCGTACCACGCTACTGTCGAAGAGAAGGCTTACACAGATAGGTTCGTCTTCACTGATGGTACTGTGAATAGCATCAACATGAATGTATCAGAGAAGACTGGAAACAGGATAATCAACCTAGATGACATCACTACCTTCGGAGCAGGTGACTTCGACTATGGTGGGGAGCAACAGTCGCTAGGTGTGACATGTTGGATTCCAGAGAAGATACCAATCAACTTCGGTATCGGTTCTGAGGTCGTAGTAGTAGGAAGGACAACCCAAGGTACAGACCAAGAGACTGGTGAGTTAAGACCAGTATCAATCAATGTACTAGGTCTACTACCTACCAGTATCACAGGCTCGGTTCCAGATGCAATCACTAGCGATGGTGATGATGATGACTGGATTCTACCCGATGCTGATGACCTAGGCTTTAGTGAGGGAGACAAGTGAGTAAGGGATATTATCCCTCATTCACAATCTCATCAATGGGAAGCGGTGACCACGTAATTCATGGGGGCAGTTATTCTGTCCCTGTGAACCACGTTGACTTCACTACTTGGAAGAAGAACCACGAAACTGGTGAGTTCTGGGTTAAACTCCATACCATGTCTGGTAAGGAGATAAGGCTCAGAGTGTCCTATGAAGGACTAAATCAAATCCTAAAGATAACAGGAAATGACAACGTACAATATGAAAATGGTGATAATGATGGCATGGAATACAACGAACAAGAAAGAAGATAGGATATCCTATGAAGAACGAAGAGAAGCGATAAGGCAACAGAGACTTGCCAGACAAAGAAGAGACAATGAGTTTCTTCTCTGTGCAGTCCTTGGACATCCCAAGACTACCAAGACAGGTATCGTTCTAGATTGCAGAAGCGAACAGGAGAAGAAAGATGGGTACACGGTTCGTGTACTTGACTTCGATGACGGTGCTTTGGCTACATGGGATTCTGCTCATGATAGAGATGAAGGAATAGACATCTACGTTCCTAATGTTCTGAGAACAGATGGAACGTATGATTGGAATGAAACCTTTGAGAATGCTCTAGCATGGCTAGATGAAACCAAGGAAGAGATTGAGAAAGGTAAGGTAAAGGCAGTTGCGATAGATGGTATGGATAAGGTGTACGATGGTTCTGGAGACATAATGCGAGAAGCATTGGTGAACATGAACCAAGACAGACAGGACATCATTAGAGATACAATCAATCTGACTGTGAAACCTTTCCAATGGAAGGTAAGGAATGATATCTACAAGAGAATACAAGATACGTTCATGAACCTAGATACACATAGGTTCATCATCACACACCTGAAGCCTATCTATGGTAGTGCCAACCTAAGCGAAGGCCCAACACATTGGGAAGCAGATTGGCACAAGAACACACCACAGAGAATGCTACAGACTGTATGGTGCGAGAAGGTAACTCTTGGAAACGATGTGTCCTACAAGGCTATCTTGAGAGATTGCAAGACCAATCCTTCAGCAGTTGGTAAGACTTGGGAAACCTTCAAGGTAAACTCTGGGGAGAAGGAAAACGAATGGTTCGGGTTCCCTCCGTTTGTGGAAGGTAGGTTCTGATGTCAGTCAAGAGATATCATTACGAAACGGATGAGGAATACTACAAGGCCAAGGACAAGGAAGCCAATGACTTAGTTATGTGGATGCACAACTTCCACATCAAAAGAGAGGGTTTCTGGAAGACTGCATGTTGGATTTCTATATTGGTGAATGTCATACTGCTCTACGAGGTGCTTTAGATGAAGTATGGAAGGGCAGACCCAACAGGTGCTAAGGTAATCATAGGTCTTTCAAAAAGTAAGTTGGCTGAATTCAGACATCGAGAAGTGTTTACTTGTGCGTTGTGCGATGAACCTGCTACCTTCTACGTTGAAGATACGCCTGTAGGTATCAGAGGTTTCTGCACAGAGAAGCACTATGCTGAGTATATGGGTCTGCCCTTCGTAACAGAAGGGTGGTATGGAATGAAGAACAAGAATCCCATAGGAGAGTTGAAAGAATGATGAGAGAATTTACATATGATTGGAAGGTAGATGAGTATCCAGATGGACCTATATTAAAGATAACAAAATCTTCGCAAGGCTCATACAACTGGTGTCCACAGAAATATCACTTCAACTATCGAGAGAGACTGCCACAGGATACTACTGAGGCCATGACCAAAGGGACTATCATACACAATGCCAGAGAGGATTACTTCAACATTTACGACTTGAAGAAGGCAGAGAGTATGGAGACACTAGAGGAATTGATAGCATACAACTACAGTCTCTATCCGATAGATGACTACACAGATGTCTACTATTCGATGGCATGTTTCGATGCTAATCGTTTGATGGATGCTAAGGATGAAGGTAGCACAGATGATTTCCTACCAGTCCTAAATGAAGTGAAGTTGGATGCAGAGTTTCTAGTTAGGGCTAATGCCTTTGACCACGTTGAGTTAAGAAGAAACTATCTGGTTCACCTGCAAGGTATAATTGACAGGTTGTATTTCAGCGAGGGTGGCTATATACCCATGGAGTTGAAGACAGGTGCATGGGGCAAACACAAGGCTACAGGTATGAGAAAGGAAATGGCATTCTACAAGTTGTTATTCGATGAATCAAGTGATGCCCACCTTAGAGAGAATGGTATCGACCCACAATATGAGATGACCCATTGGGGTTGGTACTTCCCTGTAGCGAACCACATTCAAGTGGAGAAGGTGAAGAAGATTAGCGAGAGTGCTATGTTGAAGGGCATTGCCAACTTGCTACATGCTTACGAGAACAATGACTTTGAAGGTAAGTACAACGAAAGGTCTTGTGCTAGTTGCAGTTATTTCAGCATATGTCCTACTGCTAGTATGGCGGGATGGGTATGAGTGAGGAAGTTATACAGTGCGTTCTTTGCAAGAAGGACATAGAACACAGAAGCCATAATGGTAAGGTGTATTGGACACATGGAAACAATGCTCAACCTGTTGCTGATGGTAGGTGTTGTGATGCATGTGACTGTTTGATAGTCATACCCTACAGAATGGCAAGCATGTTCGGAGATGTGAAGTTTGAGACATCTCTACGGTCTGTGATAGAGTTCGGCAAGTTTGAGTTAGAACAACGACTTGAAAGATATGAGGCGATGAATCATGGGGAAGAATAGACACGCAGTTGAATGTACGGTTTGCCATGAGAACCTGTGCTAT